CGGACACCTGCGGCGAGCAGTAGATCTCCTGCAGGGAGGGTAGGAAAATCTTGTCATAGGTCACCACAGCGCTGCCGTCATCGGTGACGGTGTTGCCGTAAGTCACGACCTTCACGCGAGTCAGGGCGGCCTTGAAGTCATCCGAGAAGCCCGCAAGGAAGCCGGGCACGGTGTCTGCCTGATCGGGCTTCATATCCCATTCATCCTGCGGAGTCCACCACCCACCGGCAGCTGCATCGCTGTTGAGGTACTGGCGGTATGCAGACTTATGCCACCGGTTGTCACCGTAGCCAACGGGATGCAAGCCGTTCAGGTTGCCGTTGGGCTTTGCCAAAAATGTGCCAAGATTCGTGCCAGCGCTGCCAGCAGAGACGTTGCAGGTCTCCAGCAGCTCAGACTTCTGCTGATCCTTGTAGACGTACACCTTCCAGTTGGCGGGTGCAACGTCCGGTGCATTATAGAAGCCGGTCAGGCGTGCGCCTGCGGGTGCGTTCTTGGTCAGCGTGAACTGATAGACGGTGCCGTTCTTGACGTTGGTGCCCCAGTCCAGACCCATCTTGACGTTGTATGTACCAGCCACCAGACCGGCCTCGGGCACAACGAAAAACGCCTGATACGCAGAAAACTGGATATCTTCCAGAGATGCGTAGTGCATCTGCAGCACCATTGCGGGTGCGGTGGTGCCGGTCTCACCCTCGGCGATATCGTCCGTCTTTACCACGTCCCACGGGCAGTCGTAGACTTTGCCGTCCTTGCCGGTGTAGGCGTTGACAAGCTGGGTGCCCACCGGGAAAACCGCCGGTGCGTTACCGGCAGCCACCACGGCCTTGATGCCGTTATAGTCCATCTCCTCCACCACGCCGGTCTGTGCCCGCGCGATCACGCCCAGCGAGCTGGACATACCCAGCAGGGCGGCGGTCATCTGGTCAAGCTTTTTGCCGTTGTCTTTTGCGGTCTGATCCAGATAGACCGGATCGGTTACCATAGTTTCAGCCATGTGTTTTGCTCCTTTCAGGATTTAACATATTTCATGCAGACTTTGCCGTCAACCACGACAAATCCGCAGGATTCGAGGGCGGCGGTGCGCGTATCCAGTGCCTGCTCTGCCTGTTCCGCGCGGGTGGTTTCGGCGGTGATGGCATTGTCCAAGCGCTGCTCCTCGCCCTTTGCACGGGATGCTTCAGCCGCGATGTTGCCGGCGTTAGCTTGTACTTCTGTTTTATCTGCTTTGCCAGCAAGCGCCGTGCTTGAATCGCTTTCCAAGTCCACAATGCCGTCCTCGATGTGGTTCAGCTGCGGAGCAGTAAGCACTTCGCCGTTTGCAAAGTTCTGTTTTTGATAGCTCATTGATAAGTTACCTCCTCTTCTTGTTTTTCAATCGGTGAGTAGATGAACTCTCCGTTGACATACAGATAATCGTAAAGGTTTGCCTTGCCGTCCTCCGGTATTTCACTTACAGAAATGCCATCTTTTAATTTGGCTTCGTTGAATGTTTCGCAAACGCTTAGAATGCGGTTTGTGCTTTTGTCAATATTTAAAACAAACATATCATTTAATCCCAAAAATCGTTAAAGGTATCATGTAATTGTTGTTTACGGTCGAATTATCGCTTGAACTCTTTTTTGAGTTGACAACCGCATTATAAAACCTAAATCCGACATTTCCGTTGCTATCGTCTGTATCATTTGACAAGATAAACGGTCTGCAAGCAGATGTCGGCTGATTAACAATGGAAACCGTTGAATCAAGCCCCCATGCATCTGTATAGTTCATATAAGAATCTGGGTATTCAACTCTGGAAATGTAAGGGTGAAAAACGCCAAGAAACTGATCGGACTTGTTTTCTACAACCATAGAAATGTTTCCAATGTAAGCTTTTTTTGAAGATGCCAAATCGTATGCTTTGCCGTCAAAGCGTATAAGGAACTTTGAGTATTGCATCGCATTCATTAAATCTATGTCTTGCGGAGAGAAAGTGGAAGATGGGCTGCTGTTTTTCCATAAAAGAACCATAATAGCACCTGTTGCAAGATTTCCCGCTGTAATCGTATCCGCTTTGATTTCCGTTGCGGTAATCGTTCCGGCTTGAATCACCTTTGCGTTCAGACCATCAGCGGAAATGTCCTCAGTCGTTACCGCACCCTTCAGGTTGATTTTGGACGCTTCGATTTGCACCGACTGCGCGGTCTGATTTATCGTGGAAGCGATATCGCCCTTGGAAACCTTTGTTTCAATCTTTTCGTTGGTAACTTTCAGTTGCGCATCCGCGTAAGACTTTGCATTGCTTTCGGCTGCGGTTGCTTTGCTCGTAGCATCCGCAGCAGCGCTGTTAATTGCGTCAGACTTTGCAGTCGCAAGCTCTTCTTTTGTTGCACGCAAAACAATAGCATCAGCATTCTGAGAAATCTTTGTTTCCGCTGCACCGATGCGCGTAGAAACGCCAGCCATGTCGGTTTGGTACGTTTCCTTCGTGACGCGGGATTCAATGGCAGCCTGTGTCTTTTCAAAATCAGAAGAATATTGCGTCTTGAACTGCGTCAAGTCGTTCTTGGTCTGGTTCGTCTGCGTGGCGGTCTGGTTTATCTTTTCGAGGTTTGCTCTGTCTGTTGCCGCCTGTTGGCTTGTAACGCCGCTTGTGGACTGCGCGTAGGAAGAACTCGTGACCGTTTCGCCAGCGCCGGAAATCGCTGTGTTGCAGTTCAGAGCCAGCGTGACGTTGGTAACAATGGTATCATGCACAACGCCGTCTTTGTCCTTGTAGCGTATCATGTCCAGCGGGAACAAATACGGTGCAGACTTGATAGTGGCGCTATATGGACGGTAGGCAAACCCGCCGCGTGCAGCTTGCAGTTCTTTCAAAACGCCCTCGTAGGCGTTGGTCAGGAATCCGCAGTCACTTAGGTCAAGCGTGTAATCTGCTGTGCCAGACAGGTATGTGTTGCCCTTGCCATCGTCACAGGTGAAGCCGGTAATGGTGATGTCGTTTTCCAACATATCACTGGAATAGCGCTCACTTGCGGTAATGGTCACGCCGGTCTGCTCATACCATTTCAGCACAAGCCGTCCGCTGCCATCCATGAATGCGCAAGTGCCGGTAAGCTGTGCGCACCATTGCAAAAGCTGGCGGTAGGTCAACTTCTGGTTAGTATCCGGCAGACCACCGATGCTGAAATAGTGGTTTGGCAGCACCGAAACGTCCGTTGCAAGCGTGACATTGCGGATGGAGCAGATTTTCTGAACAAGTGCGTCAACATGGATAGGGAAGGAGAGCGCGGAAGCGTTCACCTCACGGTCAAACAAGACCATGTAATCCAATGCAGAGATGCTTATAGTGCTTAGCTTTCTGGGCGGCGTGTCTACAATGAACAAACCACAGGGAACATATGCAACGTCTTGATCGGAAGATGCAGAACCAAGAATCATACGCCCAAGAATGCCCTTGCCAAGCGTTGCGCCCTCAAGAACGCTAGACAGTTTGATGCCTATTTTGACGTTCAGTATAGCGCCCTCAAAGGAAACATCGTTAAACTTGCCATCGTAGTTTCGCAGCTTCAAGGACAGCTCAGACGCAACCGCAGAGCCGACCTCGATTTTGCTGTTGGTCACGCAGTACCGGTCAATCTTCAGCCCGCCCTGAATGATATCTGCATCGGTGATGGTGAACGTCTTGCTGCCAGCAGTAACCTCAATAAGGGCAGTCTGTTTGTTGCCCTCGTTGAAGGATTTTATGATATCTTGCGATACGTTGACCATCAGTGTGCAGCCCTTTCGATGATGTTAAAAGATATCCCTTCCCAGCGATTCATCCGCGAATTATACATCGGAACAGCACGGTCACCAACGTAGAACTCGCTGGTTTTCCAATCGCCAGCCATTGCATCGAGATAGGTGACGTTGATATATTCCGGGTTGAACGCTTTCAGGATAGCAGCGGCTTCTTTTATCGTGGTGTACTTCCATTCCAGTTCCAGCTTGACGCACTGTCCAAGACGTTTCTTGTCCATCTTGTTATCCTCTGTGCGTCCGGCATCGGACGCTGAAATGTCCTGTAACCGCCACTGATAAGAAGAGGGGCATTTAAGATACTGCCCATCCACGCTCCGAATCGGATTGTACTGGTCAAGTTCCATAAATGCCCCTCCTTTAAGTACCTACCGGGATAATTGTTTTGCCGTTGCGCTGGTTCGTTCTGTTCACTGCCTGATAGAAGCTGGACACGTTGACTTCTGCGCTCCCTTCCTTCTCAAGCAGAGCCTGCAACAGCTCGTTCTGACGGCGCAGAAGCTGATTCTGACGCTCCATTGCAGCTTCAACACCTTCGCGGATGCCCTCAACGATTTGGTCATTGTTGGCAACTGCTGTGTGCCCGCCAATAGAACCGACCATCTCTGCACCGGTTTCTCTGGCGATGAACAACTGCCCGGCATCGGGGAAACCGCCACTTGCAAAACCAAAAATCTTCTTGCCAAGATTTACAAGCGCTCCGATTGGGGACAAATCCCAAAGGGTGTGCTTTATGGATTCAAGAACTTTCGTGCCAACGGATTTGCCAGAATCCTTCCAAGTCCCTATCATGTCCTTCCACCACTGGATGCCACCAGAAAGGCCAAGGCCAACACCAGCGCCTATTCCACCGTATGCGCCGAGATGCGAAAGAGCGCCACCGGAAGCTGCTGTGCTACCGAGTGTTCCCAACGAACTACTACCAGCAGAGCCACCAGAACTTCCAATGTTTAGCTTTCCTTTGAGCCAGCTTATAACTTCGGCGCCCTTCGATTTGATGAAGTTCAAGCCATCAGACACGATTTTGCCAATGCCACTGTCTTTGTCAAACAAATCGCTGAAGAAGGATTTCAGCCCACCATACGCCTGCTTCAAAGCGGGAACTTGGTCGATGACCTCGCCAACTTTCGTTTTCAGGTTATTAAAGGTGGTAATGACGTTCTTCACGCTGTCAATGGTGTCGGATATGTTCTTGATGGCAGTAGAAACCTTGTCGAACACAAGGTACACGCCCTCAAACGCCTTTTGGATGGCAAGGCCAGCAGCGCCAAAGAAACCGTTGTACTGGTACTCGTTCTCTATCTCCGCAACGCTCTTTTTCACAAAAGACCGGATATCAGAGACCGCACTCACAAAACCATCATGCGTGTTCAGGATGGACTTCGATGCAACGGTAAGCGCGTCAATAGAAGATTTGAAGCCGTTGGAGATGTCCTTGCCCGCCTTAGTAACAGCGTTGATGCCCTCTGTGAAGTAGCTCAAGTCGGTTTTCATCTTCTTGAACCAACCACCAAAGCTATCATTGGTGGTGCGCATTGTGCGTTTCAGCGCGTTTGCGGTTTCCATCATGGACTTACCGCTTGCGTCAATGGAAAGGCTGATAGAACCATCGCGCAGACCGTAGTTTTCGTCTGCCAGCTGAGAGCCGATTGTCTTTACCGCGTCAGACACAGACTGGATAGCGTTCACAGCAAGGTCTTTGGAAGCGGAGATGCCGTTGGCAAGACCTTCTACGATGTAACCGCCGTAGCCCTTGAAAACTTTGGAAGGGGAGTGAATGCCGGTATCTGTTGTGAACTTGTCCAGAATGGCTTTTGCAAGACCGCCGACAGACTTTTTAGCACTTTCGATGCCATTGTTGATGCCTTTAATAAGACCATCGACAATGTTCTTACCGTAGTTAAGGAACTTTTGCGGCAATTCCTTCAAAGTGTCCACAAGGCTATTCCAAGCCTTGTCCCAGTTTGTTTTGAAGCCCTTCCACTTCTCGTCCCACCATACGCCAACGCCAACAAACCACTGCTTTAAGCCTACACTCGCTTGGTCAAGCGCCTGAATTGGATGCTGAACAAAGCCGGGCAAGCTTTCCCATGCAGTCTGAAAATTAGTGCTGAACCCTTGCCACTTTTTGTTCCACCACTCGCCAACGCCGACAAACCACTGCTTTAAGCTCTCGCTTGCTTTGTCGAGAGATTCTGTAATTTTGTCCCAGTTTTGATAAATCGCAATTCCGGCATCGGTCAGACCACCAACAATCAAACCAATCAGCGCGCCGATGCCTGTACCAATCGGGCCTCCAAGAGAGCCGATAATTGCACCAATGCCTGCACCAGTCATTGTCGAGCCAAGCGGAATCAAAATTCCGTTTAACTTGTTTAAGCCATTTTTGACAGCATCGTAAACGCCAGTTACGAACATAGGTATGCCGGTTACTACTCCGCCAACTGCTGCTCCAATAATCGCACCAGCAGTAGAGCCGCCAGCCGCTTTAATGGCCGCTCCAACAGCAGTATTGCCAAAGCCGGTCACGATAAACTGAGCAATTCCTTTACCGAGAATGGCTGCGCCTGTAGTTCCAATCAAAGCGCCAAGAACAATTTCAGCGAAATTCTTTCCATTTACGCCTTTTTCAATTGCGTCTTTAATGCCTGTAATCTCAAGGACGATGCCTACTGTAAAAACGCCAAGACCCAAAACAATGGATTTCAGTGCGTTCATTTTGGAGATAGCGTCCACAATATCCGTAATAAGATTTGTGAGCTTCCAAGCGGCAAGAGCGGCTGCTACAGTCGCCATAAGAGGAAGCATAGCCTTGATTTTCTGCTTGATGCCATCAATCTGCTTTGCAAATTCCTCGTTGTACTGCTTGAACATATCATAGCCGGACAAGTCTACATCGCCCAAGATGTTGCCAGCAGCGCCAGCACCAGAGCCGGAACCCCCGGAAGAACCATTGTCCTTCTGGATGACGTTCAATTCATCAAAGCCCATGATGTAGTTCTTGAACGCCTTTGCAGCCTTGCCGGTCGCTTTGGTGGTATTGTCCATCGCATCCGTGACGCCACCAACAGCATCGCTTGCACTGCTAAAGTCTGGGAACTCCACCTTGACGCCCATTAACGATGCAATGCCGGTCACAAGCTCTTTGACCAGTTCAACGGCTGCGATCAGTGGCGGGAGGATAGATTTCAGGGCGGGATAGAGCAAAGAACCAACGGCGCGAGCCAGACTGTTCAGCTGTGCCTGCAAAATGCGAATCATATTGGCAGGGCTGGACAGAGTGCGGGCGAAGTCTCCCTGTGCATCGGTGGTCTGCTTCATAATGGCAATGTAGCGTAGAACAGCCTTATCAGCCTGAGACAGGGTAGAAACGCTCTGCGAATAGCCAAGATTAAGCAGTTCCTGCTGCAACCGTGCGTTAGAAATATCGACACCTAGACGGCGAATCGGTTCAAGTTCGCCGGAAATAGCAGCCTGAATCTTCGTAAAGGATTCCGCAACAGGGATATTCTTCAAAGAAGCGAGGTCGTAGCCAAGCTGCGTCAGGTTCTTTGACAGCACATACGCCTTGTCGCTTGCCATGCCAAACGAGGTGGTCAACCCCTGAATCGTTGCCATGTTGTTCATGGCTTCGGTTGGGTCGATGCCAAGCAGGGTCTCCATCTTGTTGATGAACGCGCTTGCTTCGCCAGTCATCCCCTTCATGGACACGCCGAACAGGTTTGCAGCCTCATAATAGCTGTTGAATTTTTCTGCTGCGTTGCCAAGATAGGTTGCGATAGCTTTTAGCGAGACCAGCTTTGCCATGTTCCGCATAAAGCCGTTCAGCTGATTGGAAAGGCTCATGTAGCTTTTTTTCTGCCGTTCGTTAGCAGCAGTCACGCGGTTAGCCTGAGTCACGACCTTGCTCAACTGTGGGGGCAGCTTCGCAAAGGCGTTGCCTACTTTGTCAAGCTGAGAAGCAAGGGGAGTAAGCGCAGCGGATATCTTCTGGCAAGAATCCGCGAAAGAATCAAGGTCTGCCGCTTTTAGCTTGTCGGTCAGGTCGGGAACAGTACCAATCGCTTTGAACGCGCTGCCAAGCGATTTCAAGCCGGAAATGTCTAAAATGGACAGGGGTGCAAGAGCATTCGTCAACTGCGTGATGCTGCCAGACATGGAGTAGAAGTCCACGCCGTTCAGAGCAGATACCGCGTTTGGAATCTTCTTGATGGCATTTACAACAGAGTTAACGCCCTTCACGCCAGCGGTCGTGTTGACAGAAGAGATGCCATTCAGGAAGTTTGTGACCTTATCCAGACCGGAAATACCGGCAGACGCTTGTTTCAGCGCGGAAATGGAACTAGACAGCTTATCAAGGCTGGAACAAACCTTGCCAACACTGCCCTTTGTCCGCAAATTAGAAATGGCAGTAGCAAGCTTGCCAATGTTAAGCTCTGCACCCTGCGATTCCGCAGAGATTTCTACGGATAAGCTTGTAATATCAACATCAGCCATTGCTACCACCGTCCTTCTGATTCATCATAGAGAACATCGCCCTCTTGATGCGTTCCTGCGCTTCCAGTGCGCGTTGGTATTCGTACTCGTCCTGCTCTTTCTGGGTAAGAGGAATCGGTCTATCCATGTACTTGATGGGGCTAGACCCTTTCTTGCGGAACATATTGCCAACCGTAGAGGAAAGCGCAGATGCCGTGTAGAAACCATTTCTCCACGCTTCAACATTGGCTCTGCGGGCGCGTAGTTCTTCCGCGTCCCGGTAGACCTTTGCCAGCCAGACATCATCACGCCAGAACTGGTCGTAGGTCATGCCAATGGAAATGTAATAGGCTTCTACATCGTGGAACAGATTAGACACAGAGAATGGCTCTGTATCGCTGTCCGTTTTCTGAGACTGTGAGGTTACACAATCTCCCACGTTGCGTTTTTTGCGGTCTTGTCCTCTTCATCGGTGGCAATCAGAGCCTTGATAGAATTCGCGTACATCTCCATCAGGGCAGAAATCAGACCTTCCTTGTTCTCGGTGTGCACAAGCATATCATCGACCGTCTTTCGGTTGATGCCCTTGTTGCGGGCAATGAACGCGCCATAGAACAGAGCGGAAGTGTTCTTGATGGGGTTGATGCCGTTAGAAAGCTCGTAAATCTGGAAGCCGTTGCGTTCAGTGGCTTCGGCGCTCTCGCGGGTAAAAGTCAACTCGTAAGTGTTCTTGCCATCGGGGGAATGAAAGTTGATAACCTTAGCAGCCATAATAAATGCTCTCCTTTATAAATAGGGGCAGAACCAAATCCGTTGTTCAGTTCTGCCCAGTTTGATTGATTCGATTTTTGCGGTTTAGCCGCCATTAACAGTCAGGCTCTCGCTGAACTTCGGGGTAGAGTGGAAGATGCAATTGATGGTCATTTCCACGACCTCGTCTACGCCAAAGCCGGACAGACCGACCTGATGCATACCCTGCCAAGTAAAGCCGGAACCGTCCTGCATCTTCAGAGCGTAGTATTTGTCCACGTTGCTCTCAGAGGTATCGTCATAACCAGCAGCCTTGACGGCGGCGTAGTCGGTCTTGTTGTAGTTGGCGGTAAAGGCTTTGGTGTCAGCCTGAACGATGCCAAAAATCTGCTTCTGCATACCATCAGACAGGGTGGTTGCATCCAGAAGGTTCGGGTCGGAGATCAGGTCGGGCACATCCTTGATGTCGCACAGCTTCGTCAGAGCGGTTGCGCTGTCGCCACAGTAAAGGGTAGTGTTCAGACCGGAGATAGCAGTACTCATAGAATGTTTACCTCCTTAGTTTCGGTAAATCATTCCGTCCTCTCCGATTGTTGCCCCGTAGCTGCAATCAATCCGATAGACGGAATTGTTGTACAGCCCATTCAACGGGGCAAACGATTTGCGATAAAATTTAAGCGGTTCAAGAACAGAATCCACGATTCCAACAATGGAGCGTGCTTCCGCAATGCGTCCGGTATTCTTATTGGAGTAGACCCGCACACGCAAGGAAACGGCAGCGTACTTGCTGTGACCAGCAGAATCAATGTGCACAGGCAGATTGCTGTTTTCCTCTATCTGCACACACGGGAACTTCTTGGAATTGCTGTCATTGATTTCACCAGTGATAAAGATGCCGGGAACTTGCTTTCGCAGCTCCTTAGCAACAGCCGTGTAGATAGAATTGAAATAATCAATCAACTATTCCAAACCTCCCTCCACGTTGCTTCGACCTGAGAAGCCATTTCCTCAACAGCTCCCCACATAGCCATAGCTGCATCGTTACCGCTGGTGTAATTCAACTGGCCTTTGCCGTCTACTTCCTTGACAGGCGTACCAGCATTGCCGGATTCTCCGTAGTAGTACCAGCGCTTATGCTTGCCGTTTTCCTTGCCGTATGTGCCGTGTTCACCAACGCCATTAGGAAGTTCGCCACCATAAGCAGAGTGCATAACGCCAGTACCAAACTCGATAAAAGCAACCGATTTGCCCTCTGCAATGATGGTGCAGGTGTTTCCGTTCTGCTCAACACGGCAAGAAACATCGTTGTTACCGGCATATTCTGCATTGGCAAAACGAATTTTCGCCACATCAAGCCCTTTGTCAGCCAACGCCTTTGCAAACTCCTGCACCTTTTTGTTCAGGGCGGTCTTGTACTCCTGTATCTGACGTTCCGCATCACGAAGTCCGGCATCGCTCAACCTCACTTTAATTTTCACTTGCAACCACCTCTTTCAGCGCATACAGCGTGTCCGTGATATGCTCTGCGACCTTGACTACGATGTAGTTGTAAGGCATATCCGGTTTTACACCGAACCAGACATGGCTACCCTCGCAAAGTGAGTTATTGTTAAGCTTGCTGGAAGAGCCTAAAATGTCCCTTGACGCCAGCTTTGAATATCCAATAAGAAACCAATTTCTCCGTTTCTTTCTTGGTGTACTGACAACGTAGCTGTAATCCGTGAACGCGCCAAAAGGGCTTGCTTCCGCAGAACCAGTAGGCGGGCTGACGTTCAGCATCAGCTTTGCGGGGTCGCTCCACGTCTGCGATGTTTCGCCGGTTTCGTTTCCCCACTCGTCCACAACAGGCGTTTTCTCGCCAACCGGGTTTGAATACCACAGTGGGCGTTTATCTAGCGGGCTACCATTGAACATCAGGCAATAACACCTACTCTCGGAACCACTTCATTCAGCAGGGACTGTGCTACATCAGAGCTTTCCCACACACGAGTGATGCCGTTGTTGGTGTAGCTCGTCTGTCCGTTTGCGCCGATGTGGTTGTACAGTTCCGCTGCAATGCGTATCTGCAACGACTGATACTGCGAGGGCAACTCGTCCGGTCTGTTGCCGAAGGGGTATCCCTGCGCAAATATCTTATCTTTGGCGAAATCAAGCAGCAGGTCGAAGAGTGGGTAATCCTCGTCCGTGATTTCACGGTCAAGTGCGGGGGCAATGTACTGCCCCAGCTTGACTGCCGCTTCGGAATACTGGTCTCCCATGCTGCTTTCCTCCTTTCGCCTTAGTAAGCCTTGATGCAGTACACAGCGTCCATGCGTTCAAAGGACGGCAGGACGATTTCGGAGACGTAGATGTTGGTGTTGACAGGATGCACGGTCTGCTCGGTGGTAACAGCAACGCCAGTGTTTACAACGGAAACCTGTGCGTTGGAGATGCCAGCCATCAGGTCGGCTTCCTCAGGGGTGGCAACATAGTACATATTGCCCAGAGAGCCAGAAGGAGCCAACACAACATAGCCATCAGGCAGATACTTTTCGGCAGCAGCGGTCTCCTCCGGCTTGTACATCTTGTCGTACAGATGAATGCGGATGCCAGATGCGCTTTCGACAACAGAACGTGCCTCAGAATCGACAAGAACGGCGGTGGCGGTTTTCATAACCGTCAGGAACCGGTTCTTGATTTCATCCGCAGCAATCATTTTGTGGAAAGTGTTGGTGTTCATGTAGGCATCGGTGATAATCTCACCAGTGTTTGCCAGCACGGTATTTGCGGCAGTGGTCATCGTGGCGATGGGGGTTGCGGTGGTAGGAGCGTCCCACTTCTCCTTGGTAGTCAGAGCCTTGTAATTGGACTGCTGCCAAGTGCCGTCCGGGTCGTAATCGTAGACGTAACTCACGCCGTTTGATTCGATGGAAATGCCGGGCTTGCCAGTCTTAGGAGCCAGAAGCTGCCACACCATTCGCTCAGGCACAATGCGAGCACCGGTAATAAGCTGTGCGGTATCATCGTAGACACGATTGATAACGTCTGCCGCAAACTCCTGATTGGTAGCCAGAACAGAGATAATCTTGCGGCGGTCTTCCTCGTCAATGTGAGTGCCTTCACGGAAGAACGGCATACTGGTCTCGGTCATCTTGATGCCCTGACGAGTACGGAACGTAGCCTTAGCGTCGAAAACGCTAGGCTTCAGCGAAACGCCAACGCCCTTGTGACCACGCAGCCACTTCAGTTCCATGCTGACCTTCTTACGGGCAGGGAACAGAGCATCAGAAGCATAGGGCTGCGCATTGGTCGGGTCATTCGTCCAGTAGGCGGCAATCGCAGCAGGTGAGAAGATTTCATTCAGATTCAGTGCCATAATTTAGTCCTCCTTACTCGCTCTTTGCGCCAACATCGGTACGGCAGAAAACGGCAGGAACAGCCTTTTTCAGAGCGGCAATATCGTTTGCAGAATAGGTAAAGCCAGACAGCTTTGCCTTGTCCACATCAATAACGCCCTGAATCAGCAGTGCGCCATTGGGGTTGACGGCAGGGTCAACGGTGTGCAGCAGAATGCCAATGGCATCGGTAGCTGCATCAGCAACACTGGTGCCAGTAGTGGCAGCAGCTTTCAGGCCAGTCTTTGCCATAGGATAACCAGCCGGAACAGCATTGGTCTCCTTGACGGTAAAGGGAATGGCAACGTAGGTATCAGCAGCCAGAATAGTACTTTCAGGAGCCGATACCGGAGTAGTGGTATACTTCATGTTTTCCTCCTTAATGGAAAGCAGTCATTGCGTCACTCGATGCCTTGTTTGCGTCTGCACGCTCTTTCGCAAAGCGTTTAGCAAAGGAAACACCTGCGCTATCTGCGCCGTCACCATTGCCATCCGCACCCGGAGGTGTGGGCATATCCTTCAGCAAAGAAGCCTTGTATGCAGTGTCATGGGCGGTCATAAACTCCGACTGGAACTTAAACACCTTGTCCATGTCACCGTCAGCCAGTGCGGACGCAGCCTTGTTGGCGAGTTCAGCGTCATAACCCTGTGCAACGAACTTCTCACGGTAAGATGCAAGGGTCTTTTCCTTGACGAGGTTTTCCTTATCGGCAGTCAGGGCTTCAATCTGCTTCTGCATCTCTGCCAGCTTGTCAGCCTGTTCCTGTGCGGCGTTCTCGTCATCGGTACGCTTTGCCTTAAGCTGCTTCTTATACTCGGCAGCTTCGCCATTGGCTTTCGTCACGGCGTTGCGTAGCTTCTCAATCTCTGCGTTAGGGTCTGCAACCTTTTCAAGCGCAGAAATGATTTCATCGGCGGTCATGCCCTCTTTGTAAGCATCACCAAGCAACACATTGAGTTTCATATCGTTAATTTCCTCCTGCGTTTTTTTACCGTTGCTTCCCTGCAACGCTGCGAAATTTGTATCCCGGCTTCCCTGCCGTATTTATAGCAAAGGGTTATTCACCCTCTGTTTCTTTATTGGTATCGGTAGACTGTTTGTCTGTCATGTTTCCGATATTTGTGTCGGTAGCATTCTGTTTAGGCTGTTCCTGCGGCTTCGGTGCCTTCCCATCCTCGCCCAGCTTGCCAGCGGCGATCAGGAACGGCTTGCTCATCTCATAAGCAGCCTGCGGGTCAGGGAACAGACCGGGCGTGGTGAACGCCAACTGCGGATCAATTGGCTGCCGAATCATCTGTGCGAAAATCTGAACTTTGCTCTGCTGGTTATCGTACTGGCGGCGTGGCAGTTTAATGTTGATGTCGCTTGCCATCAGCTTAGAACCAGCCGTGTCACGCAGGATTTTCAGCATTACAGACAGGCATTGGCGCTCAGCGTACTTGAACATATTCTCGTACTGTTGCGCCCTTGCTTCGGTATGATTCCAGCCGTTACGGACGATAACTGCGCCCACGTTGTCAGACGTTGCGTTCTCGCTGCCAGTGGCACTAGGCATGGCAGTCAGACTGCGATACACGTTCAACATGGAATCAAGCAAGGTCTGACTCTGCTGCTGGTCAAGCTCGTTTGCAATCTGTGAAACAGAAGCGGGCAGACCAGCGGTGGATTTCAGGCACATTGCCCCAAGTTCTTTGACCTGTTTCAGCGCGTTATCATCCACAAGGCAGTTGGTAAACACCATAATGGACTGGATGAACTGCGCCACGCCGTCCAAACGGTTGCTTTCAAGGTCGTTGATGGCATCCAGCACAGGAATAGCCGGTTCAAACAAACCCATCCGCTCCGGGTTCAGCTTATATTCGACCATCGGCAGCATTCCGAGGGAGTGATTCTCAGACTTCGTGACCTTGCCGTTGTCGATTTCAAAGTACTGGTTTGGCGTATACACGCAAATCAGGTCGTTCAGGTCATTCTGATAATTGCGGGGAATGTGCAGAACATTGGCAATAGGCTTGTGCCCGATGCCGGAGTTGTAAATCACATACGCCATATCTGGGTCAGGAACGTCCACTAGCAGGGGCGTTTCGTCCGGATAGTTGCCGTTGTATCCCTTGTCGGGAAGAACAATGCGGTATCCCTGTCCGCACTCCAACATCCACTGCCAGAGTCGCCGATCGAGCGCATCCTTACCCTCATACTGCAAGGCGTTGGACAGACGCGCGATTTCCTCACCGTCACCTGTTGCCGTTTCAGACCGCACATAAGAGCAAGGAGTGCCGCTCATGTAGCCTGTGTAGAAGCCCACGCACTCATTGGCATGGTTCTCTACAATGCGGTTGGTGATTTCAGCGTGGTACTCCTTCGTGCGGTGGAGGACAGGCTGGCTACCCAAGTAGTAGTTGTGCAGAAAGCGAATCTCATTCTTGTTCAGCAGATGAATAGGCTCTGCCTTGCCCATGACCACTTTCAGAACGTTTGCCAGATTGATTTCCGTCTCCGGCGTTTCAATCGGTCTACGTCCGGTCAGTGGATTATTCAAAAAGCCATCAACAACTATCTGATACTCAGCCATGCGTTTCTCCTTTCCGGCAAAATAAAAAGCGCAGCAAGACAAACCTGTTAAGGTCTATCTCACTGCGCCAAAAGTGCGCCTTAAACTTATTTTTGATACACGAAAATCGATTTAGGCTTCCACTGAGAAATTCTTTCAGATATATCTTTTACATGAATATATCCCAAAGAAAGCATTTTATTTTTACTGTTTTCACCAGCGGTTAAAATTGATGCAAGAGCCAAATCCCCGTGTCCACAACAAGAATTTATTGTATTAACTCCCTTCGATTTTAAACTCAATAATTCATCTTCAAGACACAAATCGCAGCAAAACCCATATCGAGTTTTTACGCAACATTTATATTCTCCAATTTTTGAACTATTACAAAACTTTTTTGCGTTTTCTAAATCAAGAGAATTAATCTTGCCGCTTTCAAAAAGAGCAGTTATATTTTCTTCTAACACACACATAACGTTGTCCTTTTTACCTTTCAGGAGAATGAATTATTTTAACCCACCCTTCTTTTGTATCCCCTTCAATAACCCCCTTGCATCTGTCGCACTTGAAATGATATCGTCCATCAACTTCGCCAAGATAACGGTTGCAGCGGACGTTCTTATAAATAGGATTCTTCCTGATACAAGGGCAACAGATTCTAACTAGCATAAACGCTCCTTTCGTTGGATTTCTGGAAACAGGCTGTTGAGCACAGACCTGTCAGAAGCTACTGGGAAACTGTTCGCACTTCCAGCCGTGCTATTCTTCGCCCGAAGAAAACCATTGCAGCCTTTACATTCAGTTGTTGGACAAACGTAAAACGGGTCAGCTGCAATTTTGGTGCTGCATAATGGATTTGAACCAATGTATGTCCGGTTATGAGCCGGATGCTCTAGCCGTACTGAGCTAATGCAACATAAAAACCCGGCTTGATTGGTTAACCGCTGCTCTTTGCAATGTCATGCCTAAACATCACATTGAGAGCCGGGAATAGCGGTGGAGGTTTTGGAGAATAAGTCCATGCAAAGCTAGGTAGTTGGTTGTGCTGCGTAACGGAATCGAACCGTTGCTTGCCAGCCGTGGGGGAGACAGACTGGCATTCCCCTTACAATTGGAAACGCAACATATAAAGTCCGGTGAAGGCGAAAGAGTGAGAAAACCTTCACCGGTGAAAGGAGGAATATGCTTGTTGACACGCACGCGAGTAAAAATGACAAAACCCCGCGTGCAAGCTATTCCTTTAAGGGAAGCTGCAAAACTTCCTGTGTACATTATAAGCCTTGTCAAGTGGTAAAATCAAATAAATAGACCCAGCGAACACAATATATTGTGTTTTTGCTCAAAAAGGCCTCTTGACAGGCTCAATTTTACTGATTCCGTTATACAATTCATCGGCAAGCTGTGCCAGACTGTCCGGTGCGTCATCGTGCGGAACTTTGCCAAGCTGCGTGAACATCGTCACCTGTTCCATGAACGCTTTGTACTCTTTCGACTGGTGTTTCTCGTCAAGGAAATAGAACCGTTTGATGTCCGGCGCGTACTGGATGATTCTTGACAGCTTGCTTTGACCACTGGGCGCACGCTGGCTACGAACAGAGCAGTGATAGCCTTGCTGCCGGAGCTGGCTGTCCACCACGTCACAATATTCGTCGCCGCCGTTGTTGGCTTCGCCGCGCACCACGTTGATTTTGTGCTGGATGATTTTGCCTACGACTTCCGGCCTGGTCACGGTCTTATCGCCGTTGTTGAACACAAGGTCTTGGATGAACACAGCATCACCATACACATAAGCGATAGGGCAAGCGGTGAAGTCGCCGCCGCCCCATGCAATATCCATGACCATTAGCTTGCGATCAGGCTCTCCGTCAGGCAAAACGCCATTGAAATACCGCAGTTCGTCAGCAGGGAACAGCAGACCTTCACGCACATAGGGCTTGCCCATGTACTTTGCCCACCATGTTGCATCATCAATGCTGGCTTTCATATCGGCATAGTAGGCATCGTCAAAGCCAACGCCATAGTCATAATTGAAGTTGCTGTGTCCGTTCTCGTCCACCGCAGGAATCACACGGAATCGGTACTTTGGGTTGTCTGCATACTGGTTCTGGATGCGTCCCAAAGGGTCAAGCACGTTCCAGCGTGTACCGACCATCAGCTCTAATGCGCCTTGCTTTTTGCGGTCTTTCAGCTGGTTCAGATAGGCATCGTATTTGTTGTTCAGGCGCTCAACGTTCAGACTTTCCTCCAAGTCCTCAATCAAGTCATCGCTGTACAGAACGCCGCCCTCGCCGATTTCAACAGCGCCAGTCAACGTACCGCCGATGGAGCGACAAGTCAGGGTGGGGAAGCGTTTCTTTCGGTTCAGGTCAACGCTTTCGTCCTTTGCGCTTTTATCCACAAGCTGAACGTCAGGGAAGATTTTGCCCCAGTTGTAGGTCACAGGGTCAGTGATGATTGACAACACTTCGCCGTAGAAGCCATTTGTCAGTTTGTCGGAATGTCCGCTCATAACTGATGCAACGTCAGGGCGGTTGCCCATCAACCATGTGATAAAAAATATACATAGCGTACTTTTTCCAGTACGCGGGGGCTGACTAACCCCAAGAAATTCTACACGATGGAAAAACAAGTCCTCTAGGTCACGCACCAACGTCAAAAGCACTTTTCTTCGTGGCTGATAGAACTTCTTTTCCGGCGCACGATTCCATTCAAGGTAGATGCAATAGCTGTCGAACACATCTTTTGCTTCAAACAGGTACGTCCGGCCGATAATGTCATAGACCTTCGCTACGTCCTCGCCTGTTTTCATCTTGCCCATCATGGCTGCACAGACTGAACGTAGCTCGCCAGAATATTTGTAAGCATCGAACCGCTTGTCTTGCGGCAAAGCATCTCTCAGGTTCACCACCGCCTGAAACCAGTCCTCATAGACCTGTGCTTCGGTCGGATTCTGCTTTGCATACGCTTTGATGCTGTCAATGATGGCGATACACTGTTTTGGCTGCATAAAAAAATAGGCACCCCCTACCTGAAAATGTAAAGAGTGCCTACAACTGCACAAAAATCAAATATTCGGTTTTATAATGCTGTTTCGGAAAAATTATTTGCTAAAATCCATCTTAATAAATGGGCTGCACAGTTTATTTAACTTCTTCTGCAAGCTGGTTGAGCTTTCGTTTCAGCTCGTCCGCATCATAGTACAAGGCGTCTGCGACAGCGTTGAGAATATCAGGCTTGTCGGTATAATCGCACAGCGTTTCAATTAGTTTCAAGCTCTGCTCTGACAATTTTACGGTTTTCATGTCACTTTTCCTTTCTCGTTCGGTTTTATTCTAGGTTGCGAACAATTTCAACTCAAAATATCACAGGACGCACCTCGCAACCACAACTACGATGAAAAACCCGGCAAGCAGCCCAACGACCGCTCCTGCAAGCCAATCATACGAGTTTCTGTTGTTCCACTTATCCATAGGCTCTTGCTCCTTTCACCTGTTCTGTTCAGCAATCCGATACCATGTCTGGCGGGTCACGCCAAGCTGTTTGGCAGCGTCCGTGACCGTGAGAATGCGCTTCTCCACCTGCTCATGGAGAACGTCAAAGAGATTACGGTCATACTCGGTGGGCTTGCGGCCTTCCCTGTAATCGGGGCGCTGACTAGCAATCTTCTTGCCCTCTCTGGTGCGCTCAACAATCATGTCACGCTCAAACTGGGCAAACACAAGGAACATACCTCTCATAGCCCTACTAGCAGGGGTGTTGTCCATAACACCAAGATTCAGCACGTTCACCCGGATTCCTTTTTCAATCCATGAATCAATCAGTTCATACCCACCGACAAGGCTTCTGGCAACACGATCTAGCTTTGTCACAACGATTGTATCACCGCTCTGGACTTCCGCTTCTAGCTTGTCCAGTTCCTTGCGTTCCATTTTAGTTCCAGTATATACCTCTTTGAAAATCTTAGTTGCGCCAGCAGCCTTAAGGGCTTCTTCCTGCGATTCAAGGCTGTTGCCGTCAATCGCCTGACCGGCGGAACTGACACGAGCGTAACCGTAAATCATTCTGGTTCACCGTCCTTTTCCTCTACTACTTCATAGCAGCCAGCACGAGTAAGTTTCCCATTTGCAGGTTCTACGACCAGTCTGTACCCGAAAACCTCAAGAATTTGAACCATTGTGGATAATTTCATATCATCAGCGAGGACACGAGAAGATGCGCTGGAAATGGTTTTGTAGTCAAGCTTTTCTCGGAGATATTCGTATGTTTTATGCTGATTCTTCATTATATCACGAAGAATTTCGCTTGAGTTCACCTTGTTATTCGTTGCAGCCATTTTTTCGTTCCTCTCTTTCTTTAATGCCAGTATACGCTTTCTAGCGTAAATTGTCAAGAGTTTTCTCGATTTTACTATCACCAAGTCCAGATATTTCTGAGGTCTCACTTATGTGACCGAATTATATTTACAGAATGTATATATTTTATAAAAAGAGCGATAATTCGTAATGTGAAAAATCTGTTTGTAAACTTATTTATTTACATTCTGGGAGCGAACCGCTATCAAATATCACACATCTGTGACACAAATTCAGATATATCTGATGCAAATTATACAAATTGGGCTGTTGACAACTATATACCAAGCGTCTATAATCTAAGACAGCAGAACACACGATGAATCAGCCAACAACGGTAGATTTATCCTTTGTGGCATAAAAAAATAGGCCGTCAGCATACCGACCAAAGTAGCACTGACGACCTATTCCACCACAAAACAGAAGCTGCGCAACCAAGGGCGCAGTCTCGGTTTCTGTCAATTATTATAGCAGAAGCAAACGACTTCTGCAATAGAAAGGAGCAAAAAACATGAACTTTCCCACGACAACCGAAGAATTTCTGAAAACCCTCGCCCACGGCAAAGAACCAACCAGCGAGGACAGGGAGTATGCTGAAGCTCTGGGCAAGCTGTCCGAACTGAACTATCGGGCAGGGTACGAAGCGGGAGCAGCCAAAAATAAGGGATGAGTTTTGTTCAAAACGTAGAAAGTGGTTTGTCAAGATGAACGAGCACTAAATGTAGTGTTTCGTGGGTCTATTTCCGCTTAACTTTACTACATTTTGCGATTAAACTTAATGCACCTCAAAGAAAGGAGATAAGAACATGGCAAGAAGTCCCTACATTGAAGCATACCGCCATCAGGTAGCCGTTGGCTTCACTGATCGTCAGTATGAGTTGCTGGTGGAGCACTGCAAGAAGTGCCGCGTATCGCTGTCGCAGGCCGTCCGCGATGCCTACCTTGAGAAGTACCCCATGCCCGATGAAAAAGAATAAGACGCTCGCTAAAGTTTGGCGACCACAGCGAACGTCTTATGAAACACTCAGAGAGCATAGACCCTCTTTGGGTTATTATACCAGAGATGGCCTGCTCTCGCAAGATAGAAAGGCTAAATTTCTATGAATAATAATCTTGAAAACATCCGAATCTTCTCTGAAGATGTTATCCCAGTGTACGACACTGACACCGGCGAAAAGGTTGTGCTGGGTCGGGAGCTGCACGAACGGCTCAAAATCAAGTCTCGTTATAATGACTGGTTTGCAAATATGTCCGCTTATGGGTTCAGAGAAAACATCGACTATTCATCGTTTACTAAAAATCTAGTAAACGGCGGGCGCTCCATTGAGCACATTCTCAGCCTTGACATGGCAAAGCACATTGCAATGATTCAGCGGACACCTGAGGGCATGGAGATTCGCCAGAAGCTGATTGACCTTGAGAAGAATGTGTCAGTCAACCAATTCGCAGGGGCATCCAAGGAACTGCAAGCAATCTTCGTTCTGGACAACCGTTCCATGCAGCACGAAAAGCGAATCTCTGCTCTTGAAACCAACATGACAGTGGACTACGAGCAGCAGCGGGCGCTTCGCCGTGCAGTAAACCGTGTCGTGGTTGAAGCACTTGGCGGCAAGACCTCTCCTGCATACCTTGACAAGTCCACCCGGTGCAAGGTTTACAGTGAATGCAACAAGGATGCACAGGACTGGTTTCATGTGAACAGCATCAGCAACGTTCCTCGCAAGGATTTTGACAATGCTGTTGCTTACATCGAACGGTGGCGGCCTTGCGCAAACACCGTGATGATGATTCAGAACGTCAATAGCCAGACCCAGATGGCAGTTTGAAAGGAGAACAACTATGCTTACCGCAGATAAGATTCAGGATATGGGCGAATACCTCAACTACGCTTTCGAGACCATGCTGAAACTCTGGCGCACCGTTGACTACGGCGAGTGCGTCCACGAGCCTGTTATCGCTTGTGACGGAAAGGTTGTCGATAGCGGTCAGCTTTCCTTTGAACCGGACGAAAACGGCGAGATCGAGCCGGTTCTGCTCCGGGACAACAAGTGCATCATGCACGATGTGAAGTATTGGATGCCCTTGCCCAATGTTGAGTATCATCCCTATCACGCTGAAATCGTAAAGTAAATAGCCCATAAGAAAAGCCAGTGGTTAGAGAACATCTAGCCGCTGGCTTTTTGTGTTACATTTGAATTGCTACGATTTCCCACGAAGAATAATTGGAAAGTCCAGAATAGGGATGAATCTCAAAGTTCTTTGTCTCGCCCGGTTGGATGTCTAAGACATAATCAATATCTCCACACACGGGAACTTCTTCTCCGCTCTCGTCTTTCATCTTATACAGAACGATGACCTTTGCATTTGTCTTGTATGCGCTGTTGTTTGTCACTTTTCCAGTGAATCTTGTCTCATAGCCACTACCACGCTTTGAAGTATTGGTAACGGCCAACTCACCTGATCTTAAAACTTCTTTTCCTGCGCTCGGCTGATAATTATAGTCCTGAGCCGAAACAGCCATTTCGATACCAGCCGGGATAGTTCCGTCATACTCGTATGTGAAGTATCCGGCATACCAGTAGGAATCATCTTCCGCAACCCAGTCCAAATATTCATCGTCTGTTTTAATTACAGAGCCATCTTCTGCAACGACTGCAATTTCAATATGTGGAAACCAGACTGCAAGATTTTTGTTGGTATTCTCGATTTCAAGAGCATAAGAAATATAAATCGTGCTACCATCACGCCACGCATAAGACCCATGATTCTTAATGCCTAACGGTTCATACTGCGTTGCATTGGTCTGCTCAAGTTCAATAAGTCCAGACCATTCATCAGGCTTTTTTGCCGCAATTGCACTGATAGGCATAGCAAGCATCATAGCCGCTGCTAGAGCCGCCGCAATGATTCTCTTTCTCATTTTTGATTCTTCCTTTCTTTGAACAACATTTTATATAACGTTTGAAATACCATGTGCCATAAGATACACGCCAAAAACCAAAAGAGCGACGCCGATAATGATGCTCCATATTAAAGCGGCAATTTTTTCGTTCTTTTCGCGTCTTTCTTTATTTTTGTCATTCTTTTGGTTCATTGCATATTCCTCCCTTTCAAGGCTTGTAAGGCAAGTATAGCACAGAACACAGACCCTTTGTAGGGGTCTTTTTGTTTTTGCGGGAAATTTTTGAGATTGGCAATAGGGGGTGGGGTGATTTTTTGAGCCTTTTTTATTTTTTTCGGTGGTTGAGAGACTGACCGGGCGGGGCTGGGTGGCGGCTATATGCCCCGCCGGTGACCCCTGCCCACTCCAGCGCACCCGGAACGACGGCACACGACAGGCAGCAGGGCAGACCATGCCAAAAAACAGAGCGGACAAGTGCTAGGGCAGACCGACGCCCAAACGCTGGACTGCTTGCGCAGTGTGTCCGAAACTGTGCAAAAGCGGACAGCCCAAAACCAAAAAAATAAATACGCAAAAAAGCGTAAATACCTATTGACATTTACGCAAGAAAGCGTATAATATAATCAGACGCAAGAAAGCGTAACGCCTACCAAATACCAACACAAAACAGGAGGACAAAAAACATGAAACTAGAATTTAGAACCAAGACCAACGCAAACGGGCACGGCTACTATCTGTGCATCGACACCAGCGCAAAGACCTTTTCCCGCGTCCCTGATGGCTGGGTATCCAAGGACGTCCCTGTTGTAGCAAAGCGGGATATGGACACGATCAAGGCGCAGGCCATTGCAGACGGATATACGGAGGTATAAAGATGATCGCACTTGACTTTTCCCAGTGGGCCGCCCTCTGGTACATCGGCGGCATGGTCTCCGGCGCGCTGGTTATGATCGCATTTCTCAACAGCTAACAAGGGAGGAATAAACAATGAAATATCAAAAATATTTAGATTCTCTTTCCACCGAAAGAAAATATTGCTTGCTTGACCGTATGCGGATTGATTGTGAGTATTTTTTGGGATTCGGCGCACGGCATGAAAAATATTTGTGGGCTGAAAGCGTAAAAGAGCAAATTGAAAGTATGCTTTACTTGTATGATAGCATCAAGCAAAAGCCGGAATGGCTAACGCGTGAACAGATCTTGAATTACAAAAAGCTAATGGAGGGCTAAAAAATGACGACGTTTGAAGAAAAAGTGAACGCATACCGCGAAAACAAGCGGCTCATTGAAGAGCTTGAAGCAATGAACGACGCCGTAAAGGCTGAAATAATTGACATGATGCACGGCGCACCCGAAATGGTGCAAGGCACTGCAAAGGCCATTTACAAGGACGTGCAGAGTGTCCGACTTGATAGCAAGCTACTCAAGACGCTGCACCCGGATGTATACGCTGAGTGCAGCAGCAAAACCAGCTACAAGCGTTTTAGCGTGGTATAAGGGGGGTGCAACTTATGTTATACTATCGTATTCCGGCAGGGCTTGACGGGCGGGCGGTTGTGTCCGCTGGCGCCTATTGTGGCAAGGTCAAGCGGTATCTAATCGGCGGTGAGCTGTACACGGCTAAAGAGTGCGTCCGCTATGGTATCAGCACGGCAGGGCTTGAGCCTGTCACAATCTCACAGCGCCGCACCTTTACCAATTTTGGCGTTAGGATGGAGGTGCACGCATGATATTTTCTTGCATCCTGTTTTTCTTTTGGTTTTTCTCTGCGTTGTTTAAGGCGTCCAAGTGACGCCACACGGACACTTTAGCGGGGCTGCACCGTAAAGCAACCCCGCCCCAGCCCGCAAGGGCCACACGAAAACTGCAAGCCCTACCAGGGCGAGCGAAACGCTTTGAAAATCAAATATCGGAGGTCACGCATGGAATATAAAATCACACCATCCAGCCGCGGCGGTTTCACGGTTCGTGCCGGATACACCCACAAGGGCGGTGAGTTAAACCCGACCGGCGGCCCCGGCGTAACAATGCCCGCTTTCATCGTTTACGAAAGCTGCCACTGCGACACCCGCCGTGAAGCATCCGCCGCAGTTGAACACATGAAAAAGAAATACCATTGACCCGGACACCTTGACAGGGCGCACCAATCAAAGCGCCCTGATCCCATCCGGCACCCCGCCCACGCTGGCGGGGCTTTTCTTTTGCCTTGCATCTGCTGAGGGTGCAGGGCTTTTATTTTGCCCTGCTAAAATGTAGCCCAATACAAGCGTTTACAGCGCGTTTTGTGCCGTAAATGCAATTTATACCGCCCACGCCATAAAACAGCACGCAGGGCTTTACAGGCGTTTTTCCTGCAATTTGTACCGCTCGGCCGCCGCAGATACCAGACCGACACAAGCAGCTATAATACCGTCTGCGACACGCTGGAGCGTATCACAGCGCCCGAACGCCCTCCAGCGCATACCGGATACCACCGCCACGCCGGGCGGCTGTACAGGCCAGCACAGACCGCCCTATTATAATAAGGTATATAAGGCGCAACGGTGCCCACCTGTTATAGATCTATGCCAGACAGTACAGCACACCACAGACCATGCAAGCCCGGCGGGGTCTCGATACTTTCCACGCCTGGCATTAGCCTGGCATTGTGCTTTCTTCCTGGCACGGCGGCGCGGAACAATTGACGGCTACCGCCGTGTCTCTTTTCGGGCTTTCGCCCGATAGCCAATAAGGGCAAGCAATAGTCGTAGCGTTCCGACTGGAATAGTCGTAACAGCTTCTGAAATAGTCGTAGCCAATAGTCGTAGTTTCTCCAATAAAATAGTCGTGGAATAGTCGTAAAGTCGTCAGACGACTAGCTTTTAAAGTCCTATATATCGTATAGTAACGAACAGTTCGCTGATAGTCGCAGAGCAATAGTCGTAGTGTTTTCTTACGAATCTTCGTCAAATAGTCGTGTATTTTTTGTGTGAAATAGCCGTTTGCCTTTTAGAGAAAGAGAGGTGCGATAGTCGCTAAGTCGTCAGACCACCCAAAAATCAGCATGTGTCAAGACACCTGCCAATTTTAATCCCAATCACATTACCTCAAAATATTTAACAATTGTACTTATTATAATAGTCGCAGATAATTACTCAATCTTTTTTACTATTATTCTGCTCGAATAGTCGTATCATCCGATTCGGTTCGTTCTTCTCCGATTTAATTGCCGACAACTACAATCATATCATACCAACTAACTAGGATTACCCATTTGGCAAATACCTCAATACTTTTAACTATCCAATAAAGCTATTCGACTGGTCAGTCGCTTTCAATCTGTAATCATCTCCCCATACAGCTATGCAACATTTATACATATCTAACCGACTACAAAACGAATTCAATTCTCCATGTAAAATAGTCGCAGACCATCCACCAGCCCGAACCTCACGCCAGTTCTCGCCTACGGTCTGCCCTGCTGGCTAACAGTCTGGTTTTTGGAGATAGAGGGTTGTATGGGGAAAGAACCGGTTTTCAATTTCGCATAACTGTTATTTATTCACTTTTGAACTATCGTGGCACACCCGGCTCCGTCAACGCGCTCGCTCGCGCATATAACGCCCGCGGACGCGCTAAATACACGGGGAGGGAAAGGGGGAGCACGGAAGATGTTAGGGGGATTATAGGGGGTAATAGGGGTTGTAGGGGAAAGAGGGGGACAAAAGGGGGGAAGAGGAAACAAGGGGGAAAGGGGACAAAAATTTGAAAGCCATTTCCTAAAGTGATAGTTGAAGCGTTTTTTTGTCTCGCGCATCCCGATTTCGTCTCAATCAGCCTTGCGATCGGACAAATAGTCGTTGGCATCCGCTCATCTGGCTGCTATCATCGCCGGAAAGGCGTGTAAGAGCCTGTCTGACGCATTTTTCCGATTGACCCGATAGCTTTTCACGTCTGACCCTAAAAAGCCGTTCTCCGCGCTCCTGCATCGTTCTAATTGCATGGTCTAGTTTGAGATATTCCATCAGCATCAACGGAGAGCCGTCTAAGAGCGTCTGTGCCGCGTTTTTGTGATTAAGCCGATAAAGTATCGTCCAGCACCTAAAACGCTTTAAAACGGGCTTTCTCTCGGTGTTTAAGCGAAACAAGAAAAAGCCATCCTGTCATAAGTTGACAGAACAGCTCTTGGCGGTTCGTTGTATTGCGCTCATTCTTCAACCAGAGTGATTTTCGGGAGCTGGTCAACAGGTGTTCTCATAACCCACTGAAATGTCGCCCAAAGCCCATCGTACGTCTGGAAGATGTTTGCATGGCGTCTTTCATCGCCCCGATGAACCCCGATAAAAAGTCTTACGGCAAAATCAGCTTCATTGCGTTGCAGGCCAATGGACATTAACAGTTTTTTGTATCGATTCTGCGTCATGTTTTTGTTTTCCTTTCAGTCCATCCAAGTGTACTCTTGGAATCGTTGAATCTGCTTGTTAAACGTGATGGGAAGGTCGCCTATCTCGCCTTCCTTGTTCTTGCTTAGCCGGAACAGGTACTTGTCGGGGTTATCGGCAGACAGAAGGATGATCGCATCAGCGTCCTGTTCAATCTGCCCGCTCTCTCGCAAGTCAGAGTTGGTAGGCGTTGCTCCGGGCTTAGATGGGTTTCGATTGAGCTGTGCCAGCGCCACCACGACAATGCCTGTGGTCTGCGCCAGCTCGTGTAAGGCAATGGATATGGCTGTAATGGCGGCATATCTGTCCTTTGCGCCTGTTTCATGGATGAGTTGAAGATAGTCTACAAAGATAACCTGAGCCTTTTTGCGGAGAGCCTGAGCTTTCATCCACGCCACGTTCTTTCCGGCAGCGGAGCGGATATACAAGGGCATTTTCATGTTCTTTGCCTGTCCGTCGATCTCATTCAAGCTGACCGCCTTATTTTTCACCGTGTCCAGAGGGCAGTATATTTGATTGGCCATTAGACGTGCGCCCAGCTTGCGTTTGCTGGTTTCTAAGCTGAAATAGTACACGGTGTAGTTTTGCTTTGCCATGCTTGCTGCTATTTGCAAGGACAGGGCGGTCTTGCCCGCAGACGGTCTGCCGCCGATGATGATGAAATCGCCCGGTGAGATGTGCAGTGCTTCATCCAGACGCTCTAGGCCTGTCTTGATGTACACAGGCTTCTCGTCCATGTGAAGCACATAGTCGTTCAGCACATCCTCGTATGTCCACGCATCTTCTTCCTCAGCTTTCAAGCTCATTGCTTCGCCCATTTGCTGGTAAATGTCTGATAGATCAGAATAGTCGGTAAGTTCGCTGGTCATCTGAAATGCCAGACCTTGCACACGAGTGAGTGCAGCTTGTTCTCTGATAAGCTGTGCCCAACGCTGCATTTGTTCCCTGTCAATTCGTACACACTCTGATTCACAGGTTTGTACACACGCCAAGAGCGTCTGCGCTACGTCTGGATGCTGCGTGTTTATTTCGACTATATCTATCTTACCCCTAGCCGTCCAATAGCCCTGAACAGCCGCAAAAGCGTCTCTCAGCTCAGGTCTGAACAAGTCAAGTTCAAGGTCTGGTATGATTTCATCCACAACGACCGGCTTGCATAGCATCAGCGCACCGATAAATACCGTTTGAACGTCCATTGTCATAATCTAGGAAACCCCATCTCCGTACTTTGCTCGTACTGGTCATCCTGTTTCAATGCGTAAATGTCCTGCCATCCGGCATAGATGCTCTGGTCGAGAATGGCTTTCCAGTCATGCTGATCAAACTTTTCCAGCTTGTTGCAGAGCATCTGTTTTGCCCGGTCTGTCATAGGCTTTTTGATTCTTGTACGCATCTGTGCGAACTCTCGCAGGGATTCCAGCAGTGCTTTATCGCCATGAGCAAAGTCGGAGAAGATGTCAGGTTTCTTTTTGACCGCGCTCTCCGGCAAGGTCTTGACGTTCATCTGACTGTCAGTTGATACAATGGGTTCATTGTCATCTGACTTTGAACTCATAGATGAGCTGACCTTCATCTCATTTATGACATGAGGATGAGCTGACTTTCGTGTAGACCATCCTTTTGACGCAATATCGCTTCTTTTCGATTCTTCATCGAGCAGATGCTTGATCAAAATGAAGCATGATTCTGCTTTTTTTGAGTTCAAAGTTGCGTCTTTTTCTTCAAAAACGTATGCACAGATTGCATCGTAGAGTTCTAACTTCTCTTTACTTTTCAGTGTGGAGATTGCTTCAAAGTAGTATCGTTGGAACGTAAAGCTGTCTCGTTTTTTGTCCATACTCAGTCCTCTTTGTAGCGTTTGTTCCATGCTTCGATAGCTTTTTCTTCGCTAATCTCATCGGATGTCTCCACTCCGCAACTATTGCATATTACAAAATAAGTCATACCGTATCCAAACGGACGAATCAATTCTATTTTGGGCGGTTTTGCACCACAAAACGGACATCTCTTGAGTTCTTCCATCTTTAACCCTCCTCAAAACGGGCATTCATCACCAGATTCACGCAGCCAACCTTCTCCCGGAATGTTGACTATCTCATAATACTGCCGTGCAACGTAGATTGTTTTCTGCCCATCCTCAGCAATCAGACCGACAATCAGATAGTTGCCAGCAGCCATAAAGAACCAAGGGTTGCTCTTGTAAGTCTCGCCCTTCATCCAGTTCTTCATCTTGTTCACGGCTTTTTCAATATCCTTATCGGGGCAGTCTGGGTTGTCGTATGCGAAGAAATCCTCAGGAAATTTAATCTTTTTCACTTTCTAAACCCTTCTCTCGTTCTCATAATTCGTTTGCAACCTTCATGTAGCTTTGCACCTTTACGGTATACAGGTCGATTGTGCTTCTGCTTGATGTAACCGCACTGCGTTTCGGACTGCCTAATAGCATTTGCAAGCTGTTCAAGCGATGCAGCACATCGGTTCATCGCTTCTGTTAACGCTTCAAATCCATCCATTTTTAATCCTCCTTACACCGGGCGTTCAGCGTCAGATTCATGCATCCCTAAATTATCTTTGCACCGCAGTTTGGGCAAAATCGCATATAGCTTGAATCCTTTGTTCCCCATCCGCATACAGTGCATTCTTCCCAATAGCAATCCTCTTCGCCGCTTGCGTACTCAAAGCGACAAGTCGGCCGCAAGCTTCCTTTATCAATAGTCGGCGCTACGTCAATAGCGCACAGTACCTCATCATAGGCAAAGCCCTCAACAGAATCAGAAAACAAGCTTCCTTTGTCGGTGTCGTTCTTCCACCTTTCGATCTTCTGCCGTAGTGCATCAGCATCTACCAATCTCATATCAACCCTCCGGCGCATAAATGCGCATCCAATGCGTTACCGTCACATCTTTCGGCAGTCTCTCGCCTATCTCATCCCAGAACTGACCGTCTGCGTAACCGCCAAGAAAGTACGCTGTCGGCGAGATTCCTTGCAACATTTTTCCATCTTTATCACGCCACGTTGTCTTAGTCGCAAGCAATAAAGGCTGCGTTCGCTCTCGTGGCGGTTCGCTTGCTGGACGCCAAAGGGTGTTAGCCATTGTCTTTCACCTCGATAGTCGGTGCGTTATCAATAGCTTTGATTACGCTTTCAAGCACATCATACGTCAAGGCATTGAACGTGTAATCCAATTCATCCACGCTAACACACTTCATTTGTTCATCGGAAAAGTATCGCTTCAATGCATTTGCATCAATCGGTCTGACTTCCATTGTCCTTTCTCCTCTCAATCTCATTACAAACCGCCTTGTAGAACGCATCCCACGTCTCATAGTCGCAGGAATCGCCAAAGTCGAAACCTGTCCGCTTGCGTTCTGTAATGTCACGTTCAAAACAATCCAACGTCTTGTCCGTCAGTTCCGGCAGGAGCGGTGTGATGTATCCGCATACAAGGCTAGGCATATATGACCGTCTGCCCAAGCAGTAGCGGACAGCGCAGTTGCAGACCGCTCCGAAGTCGTCATTGGTTGGGTCTACCATGCCTTTCAGTGCATCGTCCTTTAAATCACACTCCTTACACCAAAGAGAAATTGAAAAGCTACGAAAATCAATATCTGTACATTTTTTACGTCCGCTTTCAATGTCTTGTATGTAACGAACGCTAACGCCAATTCGGTCAGAGAGTTCTTTTTGTGTAAGTCCCATCCATTTTCTGCTTGCCTTAATCTTCTCCCCTGCTGTCATCTTTCTTCTCCCATTCCTTGCACACATCGTCCGGGTCTGTAAAATCAGCCCGGTACTCAGACAGACCGTTATAACAGACCCACGAGAATCCGTCGTGCCATTTACAGTTTGAGCAGGACTTGTCTACAGTTTGGCATAAAAGTTTCCCTTTGCTGTCCAGTAGAATGCCATTGCCCAGCCTGATTACATTACTTTCGCTCATCTTTCTTCTCCCATTCCTTGCATCCACGTTCATCCCACACGAAGTCTGCAACGTGTTCTGACTTGTCGTTCACGCACACACCCTCTGGCTCTGCGTACCATTTACAAGAGCCGCAAGACGGCTCGGATTTGTTCTCACAGGATTCTGCTGCGCATCGGATAGCCTTGCTAGCGGAAAACTGCTTGATGCCCATGCAAGAGCAATGCTCGGTAGTGCAGTAAAAGTTCATCCGATTTTCCTCCAACCAATTAACTCGCAGACGCCAATCGTTACAGGGTCGCATCTGTGAATAACTATGTCCCCTGTTCTGTGCTCCTCGATAGACGGTCTGTAGACAACCCCTTTTTCTTTTGATTCAAAAACTCCATCGAGAATGTTCTCCGGCAAAATTAAAAATCCATCAGAATCTAAAATGGCATCGCATTGCTTACATTTATAGACGCAAGCTTTTTTCATCGTCTCTGCCCTCTCTTTCCACTGTTGAACCGCCCGATCACTCGCTTATATTCTGCATAGCACTCCGGGCACAGATCGCCAGTGTCCCTGCGCCACGCCCAGTCCTTGAAGTATTCGTCAGGGTTCATCATCCTGCCACTCAAAACCGCTCCGCAGCGGTCACATACTCGCTTGTGGTAGATTCCTCTGTCAGTTTGCATATTATCATCCTTCCACATAACACCAGCTTTGGGGCGGGCGCTTTAAGCACTTATTACAAAAACGTCTATTCGTTTCGCCCCATTCTTCTACTTGATAACTGCATCTTACTTTATTAAAATTGCAAACTCCTCTATTCCCCATGAGAATGCAATAATGAGTAAACTCAAACAAAAATTTTGGATGTTCATACAATTTCACATTGGAAATGCTCCATGCCCAGCCTTTCTTTCCGACATAATCCAAAATTTCTTTTTTCCTAAGACCGGACATCTCTTCAAATCCTTCTGGCAAGCAATCCGATTCTGGCGTTATTTCGTACAGATGATTGCAAGTGAACTCCCCTATAACTTTTCCGTCCAGTTGTTCCAAGTACCCATCGCACTCTTTGAACCATCCATTTTTTGTTTTCGTGCAATAAACATAACATTTGAAAGGTTCATCGCCCATATTCGGCTTTGTTTTCCGTATTTCAAGAGTTTTTATGCCAAGAAAAATAAGATTGCACCAACTCGGATTGATGCTCAACAGAACCGACTTCATTTTTTATTCTCCTCTCCCAACATCCTTGAACAGGATTTCTTTGTCGGCTTTCCAGTCTTTGATTTTGCACGGAATGTCTGTGCCGGGTACGGTCTTTTTCAGCCCATCCATCTGCCAGACGTTCCAAGAGATGATAGCAGCCATGTTGCGAACCTTCCCAGCGTCAGGCTCTATGCCGAACAGCCACTTAAAGTTCTCTCGCCATGTCATGAGCATATTTGCTCTTGCAAGCAACAGGCTGTCGCCCTGCCACTCATAGCCGTATGTAGTCGTCGCTGCGTCCTCTGCCACATCGTGCCATGTCCAGACATTCCAATCAAACCAGTTGTTTACACATTTCAGTTTGCGGTCAAATAGTCCTTTCCGTTTTGGTACTGGAATCTTTTTGCCTGTTACCGTGTCGTATCGGTTCACAAGGAATGGTGCTTCTCCGCAGGTGATTTCAAGAACTGTCGAATGGATGTACTTGATAGGCTCTTTCTTCATATCGGGCATCGCACCGTTTTCTTCTCCCATGTCTATCATCTTTTCGCAGACCCAAGAAGGAGTGAAAACTTCTGCTCTTGCTTTGGTTCTTTGCTTCTGCTCATCCAGACGCTTGAGAACTCGTGGCACTGGCGGGCACTTCTTGATTTGTTCTAACGTGATTTCATCCGCAAAGCCCACGCCCAGTTCAGGCGGCGGGTCTGTCGCCCAGATGATGTTCTTACCTGTCGTGTGGTCTTGCAAGAGGACAGGAAGGAACGTGCTTAGGCAGGGGTCGGAGAAGTCAATCAACTTGCGTTCTTCTGCTCTCTCCATATCATTTCACTCCACATAGCATCAATTTTCGCTTTGTTTTTCTTCTGAGCTTCTGCAAATGCGGTAGATTCTCTTGCTTTTTTAATGCTATCGCAAGAGATTTTATAATGCTCAGTGCAAAGACGTTTCCCTTTAACGCATGGTTTACCGCATCTAAAGCACCCATTCGGGTCTTTATAATCGTATTTCTTTTTGCTGTTTTGTCGTCTTTGTTTTAACGTGCATTCGTAACACAGTTGTCTGCCATCCCACGATGGGCGTTTGCCGCATTTCCCGCATAAGCCCTGTTCAATGTGCTTTCTTCTTGTTCTCTCTGCGGCTTCTGCCTGCCTTTTTTTCTGTTCAACTGTCATTTTTGAACGCCTTTTTGCGTTCCTTTTGCTTGTTTTCACAAGGCAAACTTCACAGAGTTTATGCTTTGGGGCTGATTCGTTATGACAGATAGGGCAGAAACCATGCGATTCATACCAGCGTTTCGTGAGAACTTCTTCTTCACGGCACTTTTCACAAGCAACAAAACCGCTGTTGTTAGGTTTTCCACATCTTGGACACAGTCCTTTTTCTTTTCTTATTCGATATCTTGAGACCGTCACATCGCTACATGATTCTTTGTCCATGATTGCTCCCCATCGCTTGTCACCTCTCTGTACTCCACGTCAATCCCTTTCGGCAAAGCCGTCTGGTACTTCTGAGCCAACTGCTCTGCGCTCTGGGCATCGCCCAACGGCTGCTCAGGCGGTGCAACGGTGACTTCCACGTTGTCGCGCATACCAAAGTAGTTTTTGGCTCGGAAAATCCACTCTGCTGGATTCTCCTGACCGTACATACCGTTGTACGCCCACATGGACTGCATTTGCAGAATCAGCTTCAAGATGTACTTCTGCTGTAAGCTATCGTCACGGCGCTTTCCCGCCATAATTTGCTTCAGGCTCACCCATTCGATGCCCAGCACCAGTGCGATCCATTCCACCACAGGGGAGATTCTGGCTTCGATGCAAGCATCAAAGAAGAAGTCAAGGCGTTGCTGCACTTCAATCGGGTTGTTCATGTCCACGCTCGGAAGGTCGCCAAAATATTTGGCTGCAATCATGCCGATGACCTTCTTGTCCTCTTCATCACCGATTCTCGACTGCAAATCGCCCGTGTTCAGCATCTTAGACCTCGTGATTGCCAACTCCTGTTGTTCTTTCACCTTTTTACTCACCTGTGAGCGGATAGATTTCCGCTTGTTAAGCATCTGCTGTTTTTTCTTCTCACGCTCTTTCTCACGCTTCGCAGCGGCTTCTTCTTTCGCCTTTTGCGCCCGTTTCTCACGCTTTTTCTTTTCAGCTTCGGTCAGCGGCGGTCTGCCACGACCACGCTTCTGGGGTGTTGCCATGTATCAGACCTCCTTTGGCGGTTCAGGAAGATATGCCCAATGAGTTACATCTCCAAATACAATGTACTCGTCGTGCTCTTGCCATAATCCGTCATAAGACAAAAATGCAATTTCAATGCCGAACTTTTCTCTTTTTACGAGAACTTCTTTTTCTTTTTCGGGCAAAACTTTCTTGGCATCAAACCATATATTGACGGGCTCAGATTTTTCCAATACGTTGGCTAAATCTAAAAATACATCTCCAATGGTGTTTCTGATTTGTCCTTGTATGTATACGATGAAGTTTTTGCTATCCAAAAACGGCTTCGCTTCATTCTTTTTATCAACGCCAACAGTTTTCCACGCCGCAATGATTGGGTCAACATCAACCAGTTTCACACTCTCACCTCTTCATCTTCGTTTCAATTCTGTCTATCTTTCGTGCAATCCACCAGACGGAACAGCAGTTGTCCAACCGCCGCCACCAAGCACACTTTTCTTTCTCGCATACGCACCGACCAAGCGGATTGCTGGTCATCTTCATCGGGCAGTAAAGTTCGTTGTCCATTGGTTATTCCCCGTTCATCTCATAACATTTGCTGTAGTTCTCGTTGAATCCCAAACACCAAGCTAACTCGGAAGCCATTTTCTGATAAATGCCTTTGATATTAAGCTCAGTTTCGGATTTCGCACAGCCACTATAAAGACCATACAGGAAAGCCAGCCTTTCACGCCCTACCATGTTGATATCCTGAATCATCATTTCCACCCCATTACAACTGCCGTACAAACGACCAGACACACGTTGACGAACAGCCAGACAAGCATTGCCTGTCGTTCTTCAAACAGGTTGTCTGCCATGTTTTTGATTGTCCGTTCGGACTGAACTACCACCGCCAGCAGGACTAGGCAGACCAGCCAACAGGTTACAAATTCAAACATTGTTATCCTCCATCAAATCGTCCATGCTCAACTGACCGCTGATGTTGTCATCTTCCATCCACCAGCGAAAAACGTCCATGCCGGTCTGCCAATCGTCTGTCGCGAATTTCTTCCCGTCAGATTCAAAATTTCTCTTTTTACGAGCTTTCAGCATTCGTTCAAACGCTGAGATGTACATTTTCTCGTAAGCAGGCCAGCGCATAAACTCGCGCTGTCTGCCCCCCCTACCAGCCATAGGACAGCCGATGCAGCCAACACGTTTTTGCCCTTCACAATACAGTGGATTGACAGGCAAGTGTTCGCTGTGTGTGTAGTCCCATACATCATCGTCAGACCAGTCCACGATAGGATTGACAGTCATCTTGCCCTTGAGATTACAGGTCTCGAACAGTTGCCGTTTTTCATCGTTGTCGCCCATAAGAATGATGCGCTTTTCCTTGTCACGATGGCTAAACTCCATCGTTCCACGGTTTTTCTTTCTGTTTGTTGATTCAGCCCAGCGAACGCCGGTAGCGATAAATCTATCGCGGCCAGTATTTTCTTTGAGAACGGCACAGCAATACCGTACAAGTCTTGTCGGCGGCATCAGCTTTTGAGGAATCAGCGTCCACATGGACACGGGTTTGTCCTTGTATCGTGGCATGACGATAAAACATTTGATTCCACGCTCTTCCATTGCCTTGAACTGCTCACGGATGAAATAGACCGTTTCTGGCGCATCTGCTGTGGTGTGGCTGTTGACAACCTCAAAGTTGATTCCTGCACGTTCAGCCAGAGCCACAAGTACTTGTGAATCTTTACCGCCAGAGTATGTGACCATGAGCGGTTTCTTGTACCGATGCTCGGATAGCCGTGCAGCGTCCTGCAACCGTGCAATAGCAAGCTGTTCCTTATCCATCAGCTCCACCTTTCTCTCAGCTCTTTTTCGACCTGCTCCGACTTTGCAGTGATGTAATCTGCAAACTCGTCAGGGGTCATGTCCTCTTCTTTGAACTTGCCGACCATCTCCCAGTATCTGTCACCAATGCGGATGATTTTCTGCACCTGTTCATCGGTCAGGTCTGCATCGCACCGAAGGTTTTGAATCAGTGCGCCCCATGTGGAGGCGATGCCATCCAGAGCCATGCGGAATCCGTACAACTGATTCTGCCGTGCGATTTTGCGGAGGTTGGCTGACATTGCTTGTTTGCCAGACGAGGGGCGGTTTCTGCGCTTACTCATCTTATTTCTCCTTTCAATAAAGGTATCGCCATGCAACGATTTTGGAATCGCTTGCAACCCATTCTCCACTACTTTGAAACCAACGCTTGTCTGCGTACTTGCGATATGCAAGGTCAAGGTCGCCGTTTTCAAACTTTATTTCGACAGCTTCACCGCATTGCGGTTGAACATTCATGCTGTTCCACTTGTTTTTGTTTCCAGTGTCGGGCTTCTGTTCATCAGGTGTTAGCCAGTCGTTCAGTTGCTTCATACAGGACGGGCAAAGTTGAATCGCCCCTACTTGGTCATCGCATCTCCATTGTTCACCAGATGGAGTGTTATCAATAAAAATCACCGCATTTGATTTGCGATTTCCATTCACATCAGGAGGTGTATAGTTATAGATTTCACCGCATCGGTCGCACTTAAATACCATTGCCATTTTCTTTCTCCAATCTCTTTAGCAGCCTATCCACGTCATATCGCCAATGGACACGTAGCCTTTTTGCCTTGATCTCTATCCCCTCTTGCTCTGCCCACTGCCAAGGGATGCTCTTGCGGCTCTCGTTGTAACGGAACGCCAGAACCTTGCTAGCAGGGATTGCAAAGGTGCGGTCGACCGCCCTGTAATTGACTATCACATGGGCGGTCTGGCCACTGTACTCCATCGCATCCACCATGTCAGTGATGTGCTTTTCCTTTCGGTATTTGCACTTTGCCTTGTCGTACTTGCCGAACACTTTTTCCAGAGGGATAGAGGGCGTTTCGATGGTTTTCAGCTCAAACAAATGGTTCATCGGGTATCGGTACACAAGGAAGTCACAGATGTTGTCGATGGAAAAGGACAGGTTCTCGTTGCCGCCGTAGTAGGTGGCAGCACTGTCTTTCAGGCGGTAGCACCACGCATCGGATGGGACGGACGCTTTGAAGTCTGCTTCAAACTGCTTGCCGGTGTTCATGTGTTGATTTCCTTGTTTACACGCTCTAATTCTTTCGGCAAATCAGGCAACGGCATCCAAAACGGATGCGCATCAGGAAGCGATGCCACAAGCAGCCACGATTCCTGAAATATGCGCCATTTGTGCTGTCTTTCGGAAAAATATACCGAAAGAACAAACAGCTCATTTTTGCCAGTATCTTTCTTTGTCGGAGGATTCTTTGCCGTTTCTCTCCATTCGTTCATCCTCGTTCACCTCTAAATTCACTTCCGAGAAACCGTTTCTTGCCTTTTTCCCGGTGCTTATCCTCATAGCCACGGTGGTACACGCTCTGGCTGTGGTTCAGCTCATACACAAAAGCTTTGCGTTCCTCGAAGTCTTTCTTCTCTGCCTTGTACTTCTCGCAAGTGTCGTGGCAAGCTGTTCGGCGTGATGTGCAGTTGAGACAACAGGTAATCATTGTTTTACCCCCATTGTTCGGACATTGCATTTGCCACGCCCGGAAAAGTCTTTGCGCGGTTCCTTGCACGGTCAGTGGTAAACATTCCCTTGTGTTGCTCACCATGCTTATGCGAGTAAGACCCAGACGGGCACCATGTCGCGGTAGGTTCTACGATGTTTGTCGGGTGCAGCGGCGGTACACCGCGTTCCCACAGTAGCGTTTTCTTGCTGTATGGATGTCCGTACTCGTAGGGCTGGATTGCCTGCGTAGGCTTTGGGTAATCAAAAATCTTGCTGGGGGTAGGATTCTCAATCACCACTTTTTCGCAATCTGCCGCCCACACGGCAAGAAAAAGCGCCTTGCCGCACAATCCCTCATAATACCGGGAAAGATTGAGCTTTCCTCCCTTGTACAGGTGTCTTGCTCCCGCGTTGCTCGTCTTTGTGCAGGGGACAAATGCGATAATCATATCCCAGCGGGGAACATCATGCGTTATGCCGTCCATCGTCATGACTTGCCCCCCCTCAATAGCCTTTAGGCAGTCACCGAGAATGTGCCATTCTGGATGCCCGCCTGACGGTTCTTGAATGTCGCAGGAGTAGGCTTCGTGACCTTTTGCCCGGAACGCCTTACACACTTCCTGTGATTCCTCACAGGCAACTAAAACTTTCATTTTCCCAAACGCCCGTCCAGCCAGATAGCGCAGCTCTTATATAAGGTAGGCGGTTCGCCTTTTGTCCCGGTAGCGTAACCGTTAATCAAAAGGGAGATCAGAACTGTCGTCAATCACAGAGAAGTCATCTGCGTTTCCCTGCGAATAGTTCTGCGGTGCGTCCTGCGCCTGATCGGCGGGTTTGCTGTCAGACTTGCCGCCGCAGAAGTCAACCTTGTTTGCCATGATTTCCGTTGCGGTGCGGTTGTTCCCCTGCTTGTCGGTATACTTACGGGTCTGGATGCTACCAGTCACCAGAATCAAGCTCCCCTTCTGAAACCACTTGGAAACGAACAGTGCCGTATTGCCAAATGCGGTGCAGTTGAAGAAGTCGGTTTCTTTCTGACCGCCACTCTGACGGTCGTAGGCAATGCTGAACGTACAAACATCCTTGCCGGACTTCGTGACCTTAGCTTCGGGCGTGTGAACCAGGCGCCCCTGAATTGCGATAGAGTTAAGCATTGTTTAGCCCTCCTTCGGCTGTTTCTGAGCGCATTCCCAACACAGGACGCGCCCAAATCGTTTCTTTGTGCTTCTTGCAGTTTCCAGCGGAGTGACGGTGCGGTTGTTGTACTGAATAGGTTGCAACTGCTTTCCGCAGCAAGCGCATGGGGGGATGGTTTCCGCTTCCGCTTGCTTTTGCGCAGGCTTGTTTGCCCTGCTTGCGGTCTGTTTTTGATACTCGTCCGTGTCAGCGTCTTTTGTATCGTCAATGCAGAACAAACCGTTCAGAGCGTACTTTCTGGCGTAACTACTTGCAGTGCCGGTAAGTTGGGAATCCGACATACCAGACTGCTGCTTAGGCTCTCTGGCGTATGCCGTGTTAGAGATTTTGTCTCCACTCTCCGAATCGTAGATTGTTGCGGTCGCTTTGATGTAGTGGTACTCGCCACTCTGTACAGGCTCATCTTCCAACACAAGGCACGCTCCATATTTTGCGAGAAGCGGCTTTACTGCTTCCAGAATGTCTTCGCAACTGCGGTAATTGTACTTACCAAAAGAATTACGCTGGCTTTTTGGTGCTTTCAGCTCGCCTTGAATTTTGGAAAGCTTCACAAGTGTTTCCATATTTCTCCTTCCATAAAGCATCTTTCGCTTTCTTAGCTTCTTCTATGGTTTTGAATCGGTATGTTTTATTGCCAAAGTGAAATGAATATCTGCGTCTTAGGCCTTTCGTTGAGCGGTCTTCGTAAATTCCATACTCGCCAGTTAAAGTGTTTCTGGTATGAACTGTATTCGCCACATTATCAGCCTGTGTTACGCAGCGAAGATTCTCAATCCTGTTGTCTGTTCTGATTCCGTTAATATGGTCGATTACTCCAACCGGCATTAGACCATAATGAAGCGCGTATATAAGACGGTGCGCTTTGTACTGTTTTCCTTTGATTTTCACAATCAAATAGCCGTCTTTGTCGTAGCTTCCAGCACTGTTTTTTCTGTCTTTTCTGTGCAATGTGCCATCAGAATCAACGTAAAACCACTTGCGAAGATACTCAACAAGTTCTCTATCGTCCATCGCTTCGCTCCTGCCCCTTCGGTGCTTTCAACTCTGACTGAACAGCCATTAGAGCTTCATGGATTTTGCTGTTATCCATCAGTTGTTCTCCTTCCTCGCTTCTTTTCTCGCTTTACGGCAAGCCGGGCAACGCTTGGGCAGTGCCATGTTATGTAATTCGAAGAAAATGCGTTCTGAACGGGTGATTTCAAAAAGCTTTCCGCAATCACGGCAAATTTTCTGAACGCTCGTGTTGGAATCGCACGATGCCTCAAATTCTGCTTCTACGATAGCATGCCGCTCTAAAATACAATCCATGTTGTTTCTCACAAATCTATGCTTCGGCGCATAACCGTTCTTTCGTAACGTATCTTCAATCACTGCTTCCTTGCATTTCGCGCAAAGAGTTTCCGTGCTGTTCGGGAACACTGAAAAAGGCTTATTGCACTTTTCGCAGTGCTTAATTTCTTTCTTGCATTTACTCATTTTCTTTCCTTTCTTCGGCTTCATTAGGCTTCATTGTTCTTACTTTGGCTTAACTTGGCTGTACAAAAATCAACCAGCCATCAGTTCTGCCAACTGTGCGCGGAGGTCTTTCAACTCCGCTTCCCTGTCGTCAATTTCTGACTGCAAGTCCTCGATTTCAGCCAGACGGTCAGCTTCTTTGGCTTCTGTCATCTGCTCGTTGGTCATAAAGTACACACCGTCCTCCGGCTCGGTCACGCCACCGAATCTGTCAAGGTTAATCATCTTTTGGTCTCCCTCTCCTACGTTCCTCTTTGATTTGCAACGCACTGTACCACTGGTCTTTGTCAATTTCGATGGTAGACCACCGGTGGTTACAGACAAGGCACTTTTTTCTGCGAACGATGCTGTCGTGGTCAGACCGGCTGTCAACCGTTGTGATGTCATCACTACCGCACATCGGGCATTTCATCGTGCATCCCTCCACTCGTTTGTGTGGTGGGCTACCCGCTTGATTTTGCGGCATTCTTGCTCGCTGCGTTCGTCTTCCTCAGCGCTGACTGCCAGCGCGCATAGGACAATGGCTGTTGCGAGAAGTCCGCAGGACACAATCACCCAGCCAAGCATCTGCGCTGTGGTCTGGCATCCTTGAATCGCATCACCGCAGCCAACTGCTGCGATAGCCGCGACCAGACCAAGCATGGAAAGCACCATTCCTTTCAAAGTTTTCATTGGTTCTCCTTAGTTCAAAATGATGTCAAACATAAACGGTTTGCTTTCGTTTATCACGATTGTTGCGTTCAGAACCTGCGCTATCTTTGCAAGCGTTTCAGTTTTAACGCCAGTCTTGTACGGTTCTTTGTTCGGACTAGTGATGTTGTAAACTGTTTGCTCGGACAACCCGCTCCTGTGAATAAGCTCAAGAGCGCTCATGTTTCGCTTTTTAAGCGCTGCTTTCAGTGTCATCTATTCTCTCCTTATCTTTTCACTGAATGCCCGAAAATCCAGATGGTTGCCATCAGAGCGCCAATGACAATGATTGCACGCGTTGCGTCTACGCCAACCAGAAGGTCAATCCGGTGAATCAGCCAGAAGTTCAGCAGAAACGCTGCGAGAACCAGCGCCAAGAAGATTCCCCAGATCAGGACGATTTCTACCAGTGCTTTCATCTTTTCCCTTTCTATTATGTATGTGTTCCAGCCGGTCTTTCTCCCGGCTGTGCCAGCGGATTTCCCGCTTTCCGTAGTATCTGCCGTTCATAGGTCAGCTCCCCTGTTGCAAGCATCTGTGACACCTCGCCATAATGCTTGCCAAGCTTGTCCGCAAGGGCTTGTACTTCTCCGATAGACGGAAATGTCTTTTCCAGTTTCTTTTTTTCTTGCTGTTTAACCTTGTACGCTGCCTTTGCGTTCAGGTTCGCCTTTGCGTTGTAGGCTTTCTTGGCACATCCATTGTGGTACTTCTGCGATGCTACTTTTTTCAGCATCGGCTTGCCGCAGTATGCACAGAACGCCTTACGGGGCTTGAATGTAATTCCGGCCTTCCTGTGCTTCCTGTCACGCTCTTTGTCAACCTTGCGCTTGCATTCTGAACAGTACTTTCTTGTAGGTCTGACCATACCAAGATACAGGCCGCAGCGCTCACAGTACTTTTCTTCCACGCTGCATCTCCTCTTTTAGTCTGGCTTCCCGATTGTGGCGTTCAAAGCACTGGTTGATGGATTTCTCCATCAACAGCACCTTGTTGGCATCGTTTCTGGACACGCCAGCAGCCATTGCAAGCTTTAGTCTGCGCTTGCGGCTTTGTGCTTTGCAGAATTCCATCACCAGCACTCACCAGCCTTATCCGTGATGAACTTCGGGACTTCTTTGCCCGTGGCAATGCACAGTGCAACTAGCTTTTCGACCCAGATGTCAAACAAGCTTTCTTTTGGCATATAGCACTGGCCAACAGAAGGCTCCTTAAAGCTTTTCCAGATCGTCAGGCCGACAGCTCCATCCGTGACCGTCCATATCATACTGTAGCCTTCATTGCACAGGTTGTACAAAATGTCTCGTGCTCTGCTTTTGGCTTCGTTGATTTCAAAGGCATCCCAGTGCTTTTTGCTTTCCTCGTAGGTCTCAACCGCACCGTCAATGGCAAACTTTGCTTCATCAGGGTGCTCAAGGTCTACCTTTAAGGTGATAATCTGTTCCATGTTCAGTCCTCCTTCTGCTCGATTTCAAGAATCTTGCAGATGCTCTGGATAATCTTCTCCGGCTTTCGCTCGCCACAAAGAATCTTGTAGAGGTACGAATCGTCAAGGAACAATCCAGTATCGCTTTGAACCGCCTGAATCAGCTCCGTTTGCTTCATACCTCGCTGCAACAGCTTCATCTTCACTTCCAGCTCAAAGCCAGAACGGAAGTTTTCTTTCAAAATTCCACCTCCATTTGCTAAAATCTATTGACAAGTACGGAAAACTGTACTAATATAAGGGTGTAGAGAGTTTATATTGTACAGCGTTCTGTACTGCTTATGTCTGTATTATAGTACAGGCTTCTGTATAAGTCAACTCTTTTGTACAAAATTCTGTGCATTTGTATACTTGCACAAATATGGGAGTGTTCTTATGTCGGACTTGTACAGTAACATCCATGCACTCTGTGAAAAAGAGGGCATCAAAGACGGAACCCTTTGCGGCAACATTGGGATTCGCCGCAGTTTTCTTTCCGAATTGAAAGCTGGAAGAACGAAAAGCCTGTCCACAGAGGTTCTTTCCAAGATTGCAGCTTATTTTAACGTATCGGTTGACTACCTTCTTACTGGCGACCAAAAAGAAAACTCGCCCCAGCAGCCGCAAAGTGAAGTCGATGCAGCATTGGAGCGGATTAGAAAAAAGCTTGAATCTATGCCGAAGGAACAGCGGGAGGCGCTGATGAACCTGATCGAGAAGATGTAACGTTCATGCCCGGTAAAATAAAAGAATCCCTTGTGCCGGGCTGGTATAGCTCTGCGCAAGGGATTTTCTGTTACTCTAGGTCTAGTGATTGTTCCGCTTCCGGAATCTTTTCAGGATGTTCCAGCAGCCATGCAATAAATCGGTCAATCTTGGCTCTTTCCTGTTCACTCATTGTGGCATATCCTCCCGATCGGTAAGTACGGACGTTCATTTGATATGATTATACACCTTTCAGTTGTCAAGTCAATGCGTTTTTAACAACTTAGTGAAAATCGAACGTTTTCTTCACATCCATTACTTCACATCAGGGAAACCAAAAATTGCAATGACAATGATTAAGAGCCACATTAAGTTTAAGTTACCCTTTGCTTTGTAACATTCCGTTGAGCATGGAACGAAAGGGGTTTTCGGGCAACTTGTCCAGAACATCTGCTTTGACAAGCGCGTTTGTGCTAATGCTATGCGAAACATTGTTTAGCTGCACAATGGCATCGTCCAAGTCTTTTACGGTTGCTCCACGCCGTTCCATTGACTGAAGGAAAGTTTTCACTTCTTCAAGAACGACAGGGTTCTCGGCTTTATAGAATCCATTCGTAAAGTCCATCTTCTTCTCCTTTCACAGTTCCACAAGCTGTCCGTCAATGCGTTCGATGTTATCTGCCGGGTCGCGTCCATCGTCTAAGGCGGCTACGGCACGTTCCAGAATGCCTTTTACTTCGAGGTAAGCATCTTTATCAGCTTCGTACCCAGAAAGGCTCAAGACAAGTTCCAGCGTCCGTCTGCGAGCGTATGGGATAATCAGAGCATCTACGGTTCGGTTCATTAGCTTTCCTCCCACGGTTCAGGTGTGTGCGGCTTCCCATCGGGAACACTGGCAGGCATTCCGTCGATGATCGGCATACGTTCATGGTTCCAGATTACAGTTTCTTTCATTTTTGTTCCACTCCTCTTTGGAATTTTTTGACAATACAGTTATATCACATCTCGCTGTTTCAATGAAATAGCGACTTTTTTCAATTATTGTTTCACATTTTGAACAATATATCAGTTAAATTACTTTGCATTTGTATCATTTTGTCGAAAGAGGGGTATTTATGGATGATTATAGGATACGAGTGGCAAAAGCGTTAGAGATGGCAAGAGCGGAATCCGGACTTAGCCAACAAAAGCTTGCGGACAAAATGGGTGTAGGCCGGACATCCATTTTTCGTTACGAGCAAGGGACAATGACCCCAGATGCTCCTACTATCATAAAGTGGTTCGTGTGCTGCGGCGTTGCGGCCAAGCCGTACATAGACGCCTGTTTGCACCCCGGCTTATTGGAAAGCCTGGCTGGCGATGCCAGCACCGAGAGAAAGAGAGATACGCTGATAGAACATATCAAAGACGCCCATCCGCAAGAAATTGACCTGCTGTGCTATCTGATCTATGGCAATCACGGCTCAGATTACCTTGCCGTTTTGTGCGAAATGGTAGCCAACCTTCACACGACTTTGCGTGATCGTGTGTCCGTATGCCGTACCGTCACCGGTCATTATGAAATGGCACAGGCCACCAAAACCGACCCAGACCCAGACGGAACACAGCCCAATATGCAGATTTTATATCAGGCACAAGACTGTGGGGAAGCTTCGGCCATGAAACGAAACGATTCTTATACTATCAACGAAAAAAACATTTTGCGCTGATTGTCGAATTATCGCAGTTTTTTAAGAACATTTTGTCCACGTTTATCCACTTTTTGTACACCTATCGGGCAAATTCTCCTTGTCATTCCGTCCCCCATAGGCCAAAAATCGGCAGGATTCGCGCGGAATAAATAACGAATTATCGTTATTTAGCTATTTGCGATTGAGTTGCTTGTCAATCTGTCCCCCATAGCATTGAATTAAAAGTTTTTCATCCACTTTTTGTACACCTATCCACAATCCGTCTACGTTTGGCATGGCTAATGATAGGTTGCTTCACCACCGGTACAGTCTTATTCAGCAAGCGACAACTTGAGTTATCAACAAACTGGAATGGAAAAATAAAGAAATTGTTGAAAATTATCGTCATCGACTATTTAACGATGATATTTAACCTCTTGTTTATTTCTTGTTTAATATATAATATGTAGACGGGGGACGAAATGACAAAGCATGGGGGATGTTTTGACAAGTTATGGGGGACAAAATGACGAGGATATGGGGGACAAAAAGACAAGTCACGGGGGACGAAAATGGTTGACACGTCCCCCTACTTATGATATACTGTTTTCAGACCATTAAAGGAAGTGAGCAGATGCCAAAAATATCAGACAACAACCTTGTCGAGAAAAGCAAATCCCTTGTTTGGGCGAAGTTCAGGGACTACACCGCAGGAGAACTTCGGTTGTTGGAGGTTTACCTATCAAGAATAAATCCGAGAGACCCAAGTAGTAGCCGTGTAGAGTTCACTTTGGCGGAATACAGGGAGCTTCTTGGACTGAAAAGCCTTGATGCAAGAAGGATTGAGCCGCAGATTAAGCACTTTTTGGGCAACACAGTGTCGATTCCTATTGACAAGGAGAAAGGAACATTTGAAAGTTTTGTCCTATTCACGAGGGCAAAACTAGACTATGTGCCAGAAACAAGGTCTTATGTTGTGGCAATTACCTGCAACCCAGACCTTCGTCCTATCTTCTTTGACATCGCAGAAAGCGGCTATGTCCGGTATCGGCTACGTTACACGTCACGGATGAAGTCGCAGTACAGCATCTTGCTCTATTCGATTCTTCGGGACTGGATGAACATGGACAACAAACCGCATGAAATCAGTCTGAAGAAGTTGAGAGAGCAGCTCGGTGCGATGGAAGCCAGCTATGACGTTTACAAGAACCTTCGCAAGCGAGTGCTTGACGTTGCGGTGGATGAAATCAATGCTGTGTCTGACATTGTTGTGACTTACGAGCCAGTCCTTGTAGCACGAAAGGCTGTGGCAGTCAAGTTTAAGCCCAAAATTAAAGCGTCTGAGAAGCTGATTGAAGCACAGGCAAGCGAAGTTTTGGCCGAACCCCAAAAAGCCGCCAAAAAGCCCCGCAGAAGCGGATACGAGGATTTTGACTGGTCTGTGTGTGACGAACTAGAAAAGCAGGACTGCATTGACGTGGCGAAGGTAGTTGAGAAGTGGATGAAGAAAGAGCATCCAGAAATTAAGCTGCCAAGACGCAGAGAAGCGGTTTACGAGACGGTAAAGGCTGCGTATAGGGATATTTTGTCTTTGGACAGGTCTCCTTTCCCGGACAGACCTGTTGGCTATCTGATTAGAAGCGTGGACAAGGCAGGTATCGTAGACAGATATATGCCAGCTTTCTATTCCATTGAGGCCTTGCAAGAGTAGCCAGATGTAGTGCATTATGCAGAATAGGTAGAAAAAGTAGAAAGGAGATAAACATGACCATAGGGGCAGTGGAGACTTATATAAAGCAGCAGGATAGCGACAAAATAATATCTTTATGTAACGAAATTTATGAATGGAGAGAAAAAGAAGGGAGATTGCCGATAAAGTCAATTCTTTATGAATTTTCAGTAGAATCTGGTTGCCAAAATATAAGAGTTTTAGAAGACAAGATTCTTGAAGAAGCACATAAACGGTTTGGAAATATAGTTTTGCTCCTCATGAAAGACGCCCCAAAATATTATTTGAAATAATGAAAGAGTGATAAAATGGCAAAAATCATAGCTGTCGCCAACCAGAAGGGCGGCACAGGAAAGACTACAACAAGCACCTGTCTGGCTGGTGCGTTGCAGCTGCTCGGCAAGAAAGTCCTGCTGGTGGACTGCGATGCCCAGTGCAACGCAACGGACACCTACGGCGCACAGACAGAGGACGTATGCACTTTGTTTGATGTGATGACCCGGCAGGGCACGGTCGAAGAAGGAATCCAGCACTGTGAAGCTGGTGACATTCTTCCGTCCGACAGTGCATTGAAGGACATTGATGAACAGCTTGTCCGGGACATGGGCAAGAATTTCAGGTTGCGAGAAGCCCTTGAAAGCGTGTCTGAACAGTACGATTACATTGTGCTGGACACTCCCCCGCAGCTTGGTCTTGCGCTTGTGAACGCGCTGATCGCCGCCAACAGCATCATCGTTCCCATCACAGCAGACCGATATGCACTGGCTGGTTTGAGCCAGCTTTCGCAGACTATCGGCGATGTTCGCAAATACTTCAATTCGACTTTGAAGATTGAAGGTCTGCTTCTGAACCAGTACAAGAGCCGTGAGAACCTGTCCAAAGAGGTCGTGGAGCAGCTTCCTGTGATTGCACAGAGCATGGGCACAACCCTGCTGGACGTGAAGATTAGACCGTCTATGGGTGTTCGTAAGGCGCAGGCAGAGCGTCACAGCCTGTTTAGCGGGGATACGGCAAAGAGTACCAGCGCAGAGGATTTCAAGGCGTTGGCGCAGATGATTGTGGGAGGAAAAGAAAAATGAGTGGTGGACATTGGGATTATCAAAATGACAGCCTTGCAAATGCTATTTATCAGCACTGCTACCCAGATTATGACCTTGCAGATGAACGGGTAAAAGCGCTTTCGATTATTGCACGAAAAGAAAATCCGCTTGGAGACAAAGATTTGAGTATGCTCCTATACGATTTGCTTTGTGTTTTGCATAGCTGTGATTGGTACAGAAGCGGAGACATTGATAAAGAGCAGTATAAGAAAGATGTGCAGTATTTCAAGGAAAAATGGTTGTGGAGCAAAGAATGGGTTAGAGTAAGCGACCATTATCCCGAAATGGTGGATATAAATGGAGAACTTGAAAGCAACCCCGTCCTCGTTGCATCGCCGTTAACAGGAACAGATATCGCACAGTGTTACTTCTATCCAGAAGACGGTGGAAAACCTATTTGGAAAACAGATTGGTGCAATAATCTTGGAGCGACGCATTGGATGCCGTTACCAGAAGCTCCGTCCTTTGAAGATTCGGATTACGAGGAGGCTGACACAGAATGAAATCAACAAGCAAAAAATCCACAGGTCTGCTTGGCGGGTTTGATTTTCAGCCTATTTTTTCGGAGCAGACATTAAGCCGAAGTGAGCCAAAGGAAGAAGAAGTAAGCCAAGCAAAGCCGAACGAAGCCGAACAAGCACAGATTAGGCCTAGTGAAGCAACAGACAGCCATGCACAGCCTAATGAAGCACAGTTAAGCAGTATTAAGCCGAAGCAGGCCAAAGACAGCGAAACACAGCCAAACAATGCCGTAGTAAGCGAAAGTAAGCCAAAGAAACTGAAACAGGCGAAGGAAGTTCAACGTCTTATCGAACAAGGCAATGTTCCCGGCGCACTAGCTGAAGCTGGTTTGACAAAGAAAAAAATTCCGATGCCGGAATCGCATCAGGGCGTTGCAAGTGGCGATGGCAAGCGTTCCAAGCGCATTACCATCCTTATGAGCGAAGAAGAGCGCAAGTACATCAACCGTGAAGCTAGGCGGCACGGAATGACGATTGGACAGTTCGTTTATGCTCTGGCAGTTGCGGCGGCAGAGGGAAAGATTGAGTTGGAGGATTTCTTGGAGGACTGACGATAAAAGTTAAGATTTAGGAGGATATATGTGGGTTTATGTATTTGACGAACCAATTCCAGAATACTTCAAAAACGGGAGATCGTATCTTTTGAGTTTATATTTTCATAAATGTTATGGGTATGAGATTAAGAAAGAAACGGATGTTGTTATTGTATATTGGGATAATTCATGCGGTTGTTTTCGTGAGTCCACAACAAAGATGGAAATTGATTCGAGAGATATTTCAGAATGGTGGAAAGACATTTGATAAAAACTGAGTTCTAGGAGGATTGATGTATGATGAAGTCGAAGGAATTTTATGAAGGAAGTATTCTCCGTTTACAGAAAATGATCAAACACGGAGTTTACGTTCTTTTGTTCGATGTCTTTGCTGTAGCAGTTCAGATTCCGTTTATCTTAGCTGGTAAATGGGTTGCAGCGCACTTGATTTTGTCCATTGCTGTATCTTTTGTGGCGTGATTTAGCTTTAACACGCTTGTGGATAGCAAAAGACAACTTGATATGTACAAGGCAGATATGGAATTGTACTATACCAAAGACGCTCCATCGCATTATTCTGACAATAAAAGTTAAGATTTAGGGAGGCATAATTATGAGTGAATATAAATTAAAGCCGTGTCCTTTTTGTGGGGGAGAAGTTACCATTGCAGAGGGCGGTTATCACCAAACACGATGGATGTATGTTACGAGAGGAAACAAAGAAAATAAGTGCAACTGTTATGTTATTATGGAAAGTAAAACTTACGACTTTGATTCCTCTGAAAGTGAAAAAGCAAAAATTAAAGCCGACCTTATCGAAGCGTGGAATAAACGGATTTATAAAAGCTGAGTTCTAGGAGGATTGACGAATGGGCGTAACCATCAAATGCAAAAAGGCTGGGCGTGAAATGGATGTGGGCTATTTCGGTTTTTTCAAGTTGAGAGCGAAAGTTGCAGAACTTGTTAATTCGGAAGTCGGAGAGCACTATAAAAAACTTGATGACATTCTCGACATACCCTCTCCCGAAAAAGAACGCGCTCTTGAATCGTACAATGACGAAACGGAACGATTAATTGAAAGCAAAATGCTTCCGATTAAAATTGCAGATTTTCTTTATCAATCGGACTGTGACGGAAAAATCCGATACGGTGCCTGCAAGGAAATCTTGAAAGTTATAGGCGATTATGACGATAGCATTATTTACGGATATGCTGGCAGAGAAAATCCTGCAAAGTTCAAAGACTTCAAAGAAATCCTTCGAGATTGCGTAGACAATAAGTGCTTTATGATTTGGAGATAACAATAAACCCCTGTGTAGTCACAACGACCGCACAGGGGAGAAAGGAATAATATGAGCGAAAAAGCAAGAATGTACATAAAATGTTGCCTAGAGAAAAACAAAAGAATTATATATCACGATTTATTGTTTCTTTTGTTTTCTGCGTTGATTGAAGGTTATTTTATTCGTCAATTCATATTTGAAAATCATTCGTTTGTTTATATTGCGCTTATTATGCTGGACGCTTTTCTCGCATTCAATGTAGCAAAAGAACTGTCTGATTTTGAAAAAGAATCTGAAATCTTAAAAAATATATTAGAAAAGGGTGATGAAAAGTGCTAATATATGTTTTTGTAGGAATATGTTGTATAGGGATGCTTCTTTGCGTGAGTTCTTTTTTTGCGGAGCCATTTGACAACGAGGGCGGAAAAGAATATGCAATAATGGCTGTTGCCGGGATTGTTTTGACAATACTTGGCATTGTTCTAATGATAGCAAACGTAGAATACAATTCGTCCCATCCTATAGTGTCGAACTATGATTTACAAGAAATCGAACCGGGAATATATGCCTATACATCAACTGTCGTTTCTAATATTCCAGCGGAAAATTATGAAATGTGTACAGTTTTAATAAATGGGCAGTACATTACAATTAAAGGAACCGTAAAAATAGCAAAATCGGATGGGAGTACTCCTAAAATAAAATGGGAAAACAGGCGCATAGTCAACGGAGATACTGTTACGATTTATGCGGATATAGACAAAATAAAAAATAATGGCGTAAGAACCATATCTTAATGAGGACTTTATGGAAGAATATAAAGATAGTATTGCGATTATTGAAGAAAGCGAAATTGAAAAGCGAAAGTCTGAATATGGAAATCGCTTTTGTAAAATAACTAAAGAAATGATAGAAAGTTTAGTAAACGAGAAAATTCTAATGATAAATGACGGAGAATATTGTACTTTCTTGAAATATTTCCAAGATTAAACAAACCCCTGTGTAGCCGTTAAAAAGACTACACAGGGGTTTCGTTTTACTTATCGGCAATGCAATCCCAGTAGAGATACGCCTTGCCCTCTGCGGCATCTGCGTCCTCAAGGAACGCCTTTGCCATGTCAGCGTAGAAGCCCGGAGTGTCAACGGACTGACGCTTTGCGACCTGACAATAATCCGAGTACATCATGTTCATGACCGCCCAGAAATCGTTCGGGTCACAGGTGATATTGCGCTGTTTCGCAACGTCCTGTGTCTGTTCCAGCGTCCAGTGACATCCCTTCGTACCGTCAGCATTCACCATACTGTCACACCATTCCTCCGCTTCATCGTGGGTGAGGTGATGGCGCGGCATCTTGATGGCGCGGCTGTCTGCGCTGCCGCGTTCGTACTGTCCAGACCGTTTATCCCAGTCACCGTTCTGCGAGAAGCCGATTTGCGGCATCTTGCGCCCATACTCTACATCAGGGTAGCGGGGGATAGGGTAGGGGTCGATGTAACGGTTCTCCTCCTGCGGATAGTAGGGATAGCGGTCGTTGCCGCCTTCCAGCTTACGCAGGCGGCGTTCCATCTCACGCTCCCTGCGGTCCCGCTCTTCCTCAAGACGGTCACGTTCCGGCTCACGGTCTTTGTCGTGGTCGCGGAGCATCATCATGCGGCGAAAATTAGTCTTGCCCATAATCTATACCTCCTTAGGAAATGGACGCAGGTGCACCGGCGTGGGAACGGCAGAAGCAGCCAAGATACTTGAACGTGCCTGTGCCAGTTGCAGACGTTGCAACGCGGGTAGCATAGCGGGTGCGAGTGTGAATGCTCTCGGCGGTTGCCTGAGCGCAGTTGCAGTCGGATAAAAAGAGTTCTGCCGCCAATTCCCTGTGATCCATCGCTGTTTCCTCCGTATATTTGATAGAACCAGTTTACCGGGAGAAGGGGCAAATGTCAAGCCGGGATTCGCGCACAGATGGGCGACATGTGCCGGATTCGCCGAAATGGAATGGTAGGGTTCGCTTCTGATTTGGAAGATTATACAAAAAACGCGGATGCACCGAAAAAGCTATTGACAATCGGAAACCGCGATGCTAGGATACACTCAAAATTGAATCGCTTGATAGAGGCGCGGTACTCATCAGTACCCTCCGGCAAGGTCGTGCAGCCGCCGAAGGAGAAAGGGATCACCGCCGAAGTGTGAGAAATCTGCCCGGGTTTTTCATACTGGGTCGTCAGAGAACATCTGCCGGACTGTCACAAAAAATCTTTGTGAAGCGCTATCATTGGCTGTTCGGATCATCCTTT